GACCTACAGGACCACAAGGAACTCCAGGAAACGCAGGAAGCAAAGGACCAACTGGTCCAACCGGTCTCGCTGGATCCGCAGGAAATACAGGTGGTCCTGGTCCTACCGGTCCTGTAGGTTTAACTGGTCCGACAGGTCCTGCAGGAACGCCCGGAAATAAAGGAGCAACTGGTCCAACCGGTCCTCAAGGAACTCCAGGAAATGCGGGAACACCAGGAACTGGTGCAGCTGCGCCAAGCGGATCTCCAGGATCGTCCGGAAACGCTGGTTCACCAGGCCCTGCAGGAAACGCTGGTTCTCCAGGATCGCAGGGAAATGCTATCTCTGGTAACTCCAATGTAACTAAATACATCAACGCAGGAACACAGAGTGGACCCGTATCATGAATATTAATTACAAAGTCACAGAAGTATGGCCAAATAATCATCAGATTGTTGTTAGATTTACAACTGATAATGTATCAGAAGAAGATGTGGTATCTTATCGCAACGAAAATGGTGACATAGTCCGTTGTACTACAGATGTTCCAATAACACTACCGGTTCCTACACCAACTGGTACGCAGTTAGAAGCGTGCATTTTGTCACATGCACCAATCGAAACGTTGCAGAGATTAGAATCTATTAAAGATCCTAGCATCGATACTTCGTTAAGCGATATATCGGAAAATCTTTTGAATGTTACTAAAACTGTAACGCTGGAACAAAGAGCAGAAACTATAAAGAACGCTTCAAAAGTTTCGCAAGAAGTGATTGACGGATTGATTAAATAATGACTAAAAATCTAATCACTTTTAGTGGCGGAGCAGATTCTGCGTTATTAGTTCACAAGCTAATAACAGAAACGAGTGATGAAAATACTTTGCTCGTTCTCTGCAACGAAAATCTAAAGTGGTCTCTCAACACTAAAAAGTTGCTTGCTATTCAGCCAGTTTTAGCTGAGTTAAAAACATATGGAAATTTTGAAGTAATATATCACAATGTAGAAGTCGATCAAATCAATTCGATGATGGACGATATGTGGTATGCGTATGCCATCAAGAAGTTCGCTTCAAAACTAAATGATGGTACATATGATAGATTGGTTTCTGCTGTAGGGTTTGAACAGAATAACGGCAAGTTCATGAAGAATCACGAACAGCGCGGCGTTAGACCTACGTTTGAAGCGAAGCATTTGTTTGATGCAGCTGTTACTAAAGGACAATTTTGGCAACCTTTTGTAACAAACGACTTCTTTAATAATTACAACAGATGGCATCTATATAAGAATCTTCCAGAATCTTTAATGAACAAATCTATGTCTTGCATGACATATTCTAATCCCGCATGCGGACTTTGTGGAAAGTGTTTGTACAATCAAAAGGTGATTGAGTGCATTGCTGATGGATGGACTGCTTCAGATCTACAGGAATGGACTGAAGAACGTTCAAGATACTACGGTGGCTCTAATAGAGATGCACCGATCATCTACTGGATTCATGCTGAGACTGGAGTCGGGGCAAGATTCAAGTGTGGAATATCCAAAGACGAGCGCAAAGGCGATTCTGTTTTTGTAAAGGACAAAATTACATTCGACGAGTGGTATGATACTATCGAATATACTGTTCCCACGGATAACGGATTAAGTAATTGGAATCTGAGCAAATCTGATTGGTTGCCTCCAACGCAATCTTAATTTATCAGTTTGTTTAGCAAGTCTTTATCTACGTTCGACAGCTGATTCATTATATCCTGTGCTAGATTTGAATCAACTAAACTGACGTCGATACCTATCTTTTCTGCTTCCCTTACATATTCTGGATCGTTGACAGCTTTAACAAAAGCTGATCTCAGTCTTTCTGCTTGTTCGGAAGGAACATCTGGAGGGGCTATGAACGGTCTGGTTAGAACGTTGGACAATTCTAAAACTGAAATAAGATAGCGACTATCTGCGTCTTTAGCCAGTTCCATAAGAGTGGGAACATTGTTCAACTCAGGATTTCTTTTTAATCCAGAACCATATTGCAAAACGATTTGTCCTCTGATGTTGTTATACTTGTGTCCTGAAAAAGAATTGAAGAATGCGTCAACTTCATTGCGCTCGTATGAAAGTCTAATAGCTGGCTGATCTTTATATCCAGATATCTTGTTTAGTTTTAGATTTGTAGTTCTATTTACGAAATCAATTAAGCTAGATTCGCCGGAATTGTTATCACCAACTATCAATCCTTCTTTGTATGGAATATTGGAAACTAAAACATTAACATCTCGTCTTCCATCAGCCGCAGATCCCAACCAAGTGAATTTCTTAGGATCGAACTGCGCGTTAGGTTCTCCAAGCATACTTCGTAGCGGAACTGTTCTAGGAACGGCTGCTATAGTTTTTCCGTCTTTTTCAGCTACGTTGTAAACATAGTTTGCAAGCGCAACACCGCCGGCTCCAGGAATCGTTCTCAACTCGACTTCAGTGATCTCAGGCATATACTTTTGCATATATCTGCCAACGATCCTAGCGTTTATTCCTGGTTGCGTAGCAGCATTCCAAGTCAGCACAGTAAGCGTCTTGGCTTCCGCAAAAGAAATTCCTGCGATAAAGACTGATGCTATAATTGATAATTTCATATGAACTTTGGTCCGAGCACCCAAACAACAAGCGAACGTCTGGTACCTTTAATTATAGGTTTGACTCTGTGGATCATGAAAGAAGGGAAAAATATAGCTCTTCCTTTCGGAACGGGAACTGTTTCAGCATTTTCTTCCTTTCCTCTATTTATCTGAAATTCGCCTCCTTCAAAATCATCGTTCAACAACAAAGTCATTGATAGTTTTCTTGGTTCAATATCGGCAGAATGACTAGTCGTAAATTCCATATCAGTATGCCAATCGTATCGTCCTTCTTCTTCAGAATTATATGTGGTGTATTGAAACGTCTTATATCCGTTTAGATGAAATCCATAAAATTGATCGTTGATTGATTGAGTTATTGTGTTAATTCTATCAAAGATCCAAGCTGTGTCTGAGTTTCGTTCGTGGAATTTCACGTTTGAAACGCGATGCTTTTTAATGTCATTTTCATCATTTGAACCAAATGTGGTGCCGAGAACTGTACCTTGTGATTCACAGTAATCGATAACTTTTTGTAGTTCATCGTCTGTGAATGCGCCGTCCCAATATACCCAAGGATAGGTAATCTTAGTCCTCGTCCAAGGGTCATTGTAGATTGTGTTGTATTTCATAGTTTTTCTCCAAGTTCCACTATTGTATATAGCAGGACAATAAATAGTGTAAAACTGAAAGGACTGCTATGGATTTCTTCAAACTCGTGGCTGAAGTGGGCTTTCCTATAGCATCAGCCTGCGCCGGCGGATATTTCGTATTCCTCACACTGAAGTTCATTTTAGCGGGTGTGATGAGTTCTGTAAAGGGTCTTTCTGGAATTATCATGGCTTTGGACAATCGTGTCAAGACCATGAACCACGACGTGATCCGTATTGATACGCTGGTCTCCAACGCACTGGGCATAAAGCCAGATACGGATCGCATAGCACGAGCCGATGGCAAGAACGACGCAAGGAGAGACTGATGGATCTTGTAGCCATGATCAACAAATATGGTTTCCCTATCGTCGCCGCCGGCGGCATGGGATATCTCATCTTCTATGTATGGAAGTGGGCTACGCAAGAAATCAAGCCAGTTCTGTCGGAAGCTAATACAGTTCTTATTGCGTTGATTGATCGTATTCGTATGCTTGATAATGACCTCATTCGTTTGAACCAAAAAGTGAACGTTGTGCTGACGCTCCGAGGACAGCAGATTGAGGAGATGAAGGATGCGCATCTGCAAGGTAGTAGCAATACTGCTAACAGCGACGACAAGCCAAGCAAGTGAGCTGAATTTCAAGTTCAAGAGTCCTGCGTTTTCTGGTGAGGGATATTCTTCACACGTATTGACGATTGACAATCAAGAGCAGACAAGAAAGCAGAAGCTGATCGACGAGAAGAAAGCTGAAGCTGCGAAAGCTGCTGCTGATGCGAAGAATACAAACTTGGCTAGATTTCTGAACAATCTGGAAAGTCGTGTCTATGCTACTATTTCGCAAAAGATTGCTGAAGAATTGTTCAAGAGTGGTAGTTCTAACTCTGGCGGTTCTTTTGACGTTGCTGGCAATAACGTCCAGTGGTCTTCAGTAGGAAATGATATTACGCTTCGCATAACTGATTCTGCTGGTGCTGTGACTGAGATTGTTGTGCCGACAGGGAGTCTAGCGTGGTAAGATTGTTGCTTATAGCACTAGCTAGTTTGATGGTTGCTGCTTGTCAGCCGCCAAAGTCTAGACAACAAAAGCTAGAGCCTAAGATTGAAGAATCTGGTGCTGAGGTAATCACTAAGAAGCGCATCAACGAGCTTGCGTCTTTGCCTGCTCTTGATGGTCCTTCTATTCCGATTGCTGTATATAAGTTCAATGATATGACTGGGCAACGTAAGCCTGCACAAACATTTGCGAGTCTTAGTTCTGCTGTAACGCAAGGCGCTGAAGTGTTTCTTATCAAAGCTCTTCAGGACGCTGGAAACGGAAACTGGTTCAAAGTTGTTGAGCGCGTTGGTCTCGAGAATCTTGTAAAAGAACGACAGATCATTCGCAGTCAACGTGAACTTTATGAAAAAGAGGAAGCGAAACCGCTGACGCCACTGATTGTAGCTGGCGTAATGATTGAAGGCGGTATCGTTGGATATGATAGTAATATAGGAACTGGCGGTGTTGGTGCTCGCGTCTTAGGAATAGGAGCGAGTCAGGAATATCGCAAGGATGAAGTGACTGTTGTTCTCAGACTTGTGTCTGTCAACACAGGCGAAGTGTTATTATCTACGGGTGCATCAAAGACTATTCTGAGCACGAGCGCAGGAACGAATCTGTTCAAGTTCGTTGATATAGGAACAAAGTCTGTAGAGTTTGAAGCTGGAGCGACCGTGAATGAACCTACAACATACGCAGTGCGTGTAGCCACTGAAGCAGCGGTCGCAGATATGATAAAAGAGGGAGCTAAGAAAAAGCTCTGGAAGTTCAAAACAAAGGGGAAGTAAATGCGCATAGCAAGACTGACAGCGTTTTTGTCATTCTTGATTATGTCTCAATATGCAAACGCCGCGAGCAATAGTATTTACGTTGATCAAATTGGAAGTGGATCAACTATATCACTGACACAAACTGGTACGGGCAACGCGATTGGTAGCACTACAAAGGCTGCTACCATAAATGGTGATAATAATACAATTACAATTGAACAGATCGGAAACACGAACACAATGTCGCTTGACGTAGGCGGCACTGGTGCAACTGTGACTACAACTATAACAGGCAACAGCAACGTTGTTGATGTAGCTTGCGGCGCAGGATCTGGAACGTGCAGCACATCTACAATCACTAACACAATAACTGGCGATAGCAATACGCTTACACAATCTAGCACGAATCTTATTGATTCTACTGTAACGATTGATTCGAATAACAATACCGTCAGCGTAACGAATACTTCTACAGCTATTCTTGGTGCAAAGACTGTTATTGATATTTCTGGCGGCGACTCGAACAACGTTGCTGTAACACAAGCTGGTGTTGCTTCAACGAACGGACATGACGTTGGATTGACAATTGTAGGCGCGACTAATGTTGTAGATATCAAGCAAGGTGGAACAGTTGATAGCAAGGTCGTTTCTAACATCACTGGTTCTGGTAATACTCTCACTATCAAGTCCAACCATCCTTAAGGCGGATGTTGGAAAGGTAACGGAGCAAACAGGACCAACTGAAATAAAACGCAGCGCACAGATGATTCCCAGCGCACTATCGCTGGGAATCGAGATGAATGATATTATCACAACAGCTAACGCCAAAGCTGGTATCACGTTCAAAGATGAAACTCGTGTGCAAATCACGGAGCACTCCAAACTCGTGATAGACAACTTCGTTTATGACGGTGAGAAGAAAACTGGCAAGCTCGGTATCAAGATGGCGCTTGGTACTATCAAATATGCTTCCGGTCAAATAGCAAAGAGCGATCCACAACAAGTCGTCGTAACAACGCCAACCGCAACGATTGGTGTTCGTGGCACAGATTTTTCTAGCACAGTCGATGAGATAGGAAGATCAACGATTGTTCTTCTTCCGTCTTGTCCCACGGGTTGGAAGAATCTTGAGCGCGATTGTGTCGTAGGTGCAATCAGCGTAACAACTGATATGGGAACAATAATCCTCACGCGCGCATTCGAGTCTGTATCTGTGCAATCGAGCATGACGCAACCTAGATCAGCGCTGTTGAATCTGTCGATGGATCAAATCAACAACATGCTTATCGTCACTCCGCCTAAACGCATCGCAGAATCTGCGGGACCTGTTGTGCGACAGAAAGACGCGCTCGATGAAGATCTCCTGGGAAAAGATTTCTTGAAGTACGATGAGCTCAAGAAAAACTATCTTGAGGAAGATAACAACAAACTAAAGAAAAATTATCTAGACACAGATTATCTTGTTGACTTTATTCTTATAGCCAATACGCAAATCATGGGAAATGAGCTCGACGAGTTCTCGCAATTGTTGCCTAAATATGATCCGAGGACAGGACTCAAGTTCGCAATAGAAAATGATTTCCTGTATCTTAATCGTGAATCACTGAACGCATACGCTGAAATTAGAGTACCCACGACGGCTGCTGTTACGACAAGATTCTCTCAAGATGGTGTTGATATCAAGCAAATGGTAAACAGCGCAGGAACAACAACTATTACGATAAAGCAAAGCCAATGAAAACATTTATCGCACTATTACTCATGACAACTTCTGCGATCGCGCAGACCGTTCCCACAACGCAAAATAATGCGACTGTGAACATCACAGGAAACAATCAAAATGTTATCATTAATCAGTCTGGTGCTGGGCATAACGCTAATCTTAATCTTAATGGAAACGATATTCCTGTTAATGTCAGTCAGTCTGGGCTTACTCCGCAGACTTTTACTCTTACTCATACCTGCAGCAGCGCTTGTGCTAGTAACCCTATTGTGGTTAATCAATACTGATGATGGAAAAACTTGGTCAACTACTAACAAGTACACTAGCAGCTGCTATCAGCGGTATTCTCCTGTTGATATTGTATGTCGTCAATCCAAGTCCGATTGAAATTCTGCAACTGAAAACATTTGACTATCTCATTACTTCGTTAGAACCTAAGAAGTCAGAGGAAGTAGTCTTTGTTGAGTTTGGCGAAAAGTCTGTACAAGAGTTTGGTCAGTGGCCTTTCGATCGTCGCGATATCGCTCTTACGATTGAACGACTCCGTCATGCTGGCGCAGGTCCGATCGTCATTCCTGTATTGTTTAGTGAGAAAGATCGCGCCGGTGGCGACGAAACTCTTGCTAAGTCCATTGGTAGCGGCGGTGTGGTTATATCGCAAACACCAACAACTCAGTCTCGACCACCAGACGCAGCTCGCAGAGGGTTTGCTGCTATCGGTGATGATCCTAAGCCATGGATCTATACTTGGCCTGGGGCTGTTGCTCCTCTCGGACCTTTTGCAAACGCTTCCGAAGGCGTCGGACTACTCGCTTCACTTCCTGAGCGCGACGGTGTTGTTCGTCGCTTGCCTATGCTGGGTCGCATTGGGGATACACTGTATCCTTCACTTGTACTCGAAACGCTACGAGTTGCTGCTGGAGATCCTTCTTATCAAATTAAGTCCTCCGAAGCGGGCGTCGAGTTCGTCCGCATCCCTGCGTTCCCGCCAATCGCAACCGACGAAAGAGGGCGTATCTGGCTCACCTGGAACAACGAATTTGAACGAGTTGAATCTACAGAGATTACAAAAGAAAAAGTAGAAGGGAAAGTTGTTGTTCTTGGACTAACAATCGAAGGTGTTGGTGGTATTATCGCAACGCCAATTGGCGAAAAGTGGGCTCATGAAATACAGGGACAAGCACTGCAGACTGTTATCGACGGATCTTCGATATCCAGATTAGCGTATGGTAGGATATTAGAAATATCAGCACTGACGCTAATATTATTATTGCTACTTTTTCTGGTGCCGAGAACATCTGTTATGTGGACCGTTCCGCTTTACTTACTCGTTGTAGGCGGAGCTGCGGGGTTTGCATACTATATGTTCGTTTCCAGTATGCAGCTCTGGGACGTGAGTTATTTAGTTGTAGCCAGCACTTTTAGCTTTGGTCATCTCACATACAACAATTTCGCACGCGAGAACAGACTGAAACTGCAAATCAAAAAGCAGTTTGGCACATATCTTTCACCAGCTCTCGTTGAGAAACTTCAGAAAAATCCTGAACTACTCAAACTCGGAGGAGAAACCCGTGAGCTGTCAATTATGTTTACGGATGTTCGTGGTTTTACTACTATTTCTGAGCACTATGGTGATAATGTGCAAGGTCTTACGGAAATAATGAATCGCTACATGACAGCGATGACTGCGAAGATACTTGAGAACAACGGAACGCTCGACAAATACATTGGTGACGCTCAGATGGCTTTTTGGAACGCACCGCTCGATGATAAAGATCACGCGAAACACGCTGTGAAAACTGGACTGGAGATGCTGAATGATCTCGACGCTTTCAACGCTGCTATCGCAGTTGAAGGAATTCCTGCTTTTGGTATGGGCCTTGGCATCAATACTGGTAGTGTGGTCGTTGGCAATATGGGCTCTAGTCAACGTTTTGATTATACCTGCTTGGGGGACTCTGTCAACTTGGCTTCAAGATTAGAGGGACAATCTAAGCCGTATCATGTTCGTATCATTCTTGGTGAGCGCACCGCAGAGTTAGTGCAAGACGAATATCCTCTAGCAGAACTGGATTGCATTGCAGTCAAAGGTAAAACAAAAGGTGTGAAGATTTACACTATTGTTGATGGAAAAGGTATTAATCGATCGTATCTTAAAACGCACGAAGATTTCATAAGATATTATCGTAGTCAGGATTGGGAAGCAGCAAGATATCATATCAAATATTTAAAGACTGCGTTCAATGGCGAACTGAGCGATTATTATGATATGATGCTAGAACGAATCGACGAGCTGCAGACTAATCCTCCTGGGGCTAATTGGGACGGAGTTTATAGGGCTACATCTAAATAATATAAATAGGGGGAGCACGAATATGGAGTTCCCCGATGGCTATAGCATCGCGCCAAGCATTTAAAGATTACGTTTTACGCCGTTTAGGCGCTCCAGTTATTGATATTAACGTCGACGACGAGCAGGTTGAAGATCGTATTGACGACGCTCTTCTTAAGTTTCGCGACTATCACTACGACGGAACTGAGCATCTTTACTATCCGCATCAAGTTACGTCGCAAGATATCACAAACAAATATATCACGCTCCCTGAGGGTATCATTGGCGTAACTCGCGTGTTTGATATTAACGATTCATATAATGCTATGAATCTGTTCAATATCCGCTATCAGCTCCATCTCAACGAACTGTTCAATATCACCAGCGTATCGGTTACTCCATACGTTGTAGCGATGCGTCATATCGAGTTCCTCGAAGAAGTATTCGTAGGCAAAAAGCCAATCCGTTTCAATCGTCATATGGATCGCCTCCATATTGATATGAAGTGGAACGAGGATGTGCGCGTCGGACAATTTATCATTCTGGATTGCTATCGTACGGTTGATCCAGAAGTTTATCCAGACGTCTGGGATGATCCGTGGCTAAAACAATATGCAACAGCGCTCGTCAAGCGTCAGTGGGGTGAGAATCTTAAGAAGTTCGAAGGCATGAATCTTCCTGGTGGTGTTACGTTCAATGGACAAAAGATCTGGGACGAAGCACAACAAGAAGTTGAAAAGCTCGATGCTGAAGTTATCAACAATTATTCACTACCTGTCACTGACATGATTGGATAACAATGGCCGTAAACAAATACTTCAAATATTTTACATACGGTCGTGAACAAGACACAGCCGAAGATCTAATCATTGAGTCTATCAAGATATATGGTCTAGATGTAAAGTATTTGCCGCGCACATTAGTTGGTGAGGATCCTTTGCTTGGTGAAGATCCTTTATCCAGATTCGACGATGCTGTTGACATAGAAATGTATGTCAAGAATACGCAGAACTTTGAAGGCGAAGGCGATTTCCTGTCCAAGTTCAATCTTGAGATCAGAGATTCGATGACGCTCGTTATGGCTCGTAAGCGTTGGGAACAAATATCAAACGAAAAACTGCTGACTGAAGTTGGATACAATGTTCAAGTCGAAGATGCTGATACTAATCGTTGGGCTAACTCTGTAGCAATACGACTTGAGTCGGGAGGAACTGAAGGATATCAGACTCTTTCTCCTCGTCCGTTTGAAGGCGACTTCATTTTCTTTCCGCTAAACAAAAAATTATATGAAATCAAATTTGTTGAGCACGAGCAGATATTCTATCAGCACGGCAAGCTATACACATACGAGCTTCGTTGCGAACTTGTAGATCGTATCACAGGCATCGATCTTGCTACTGGCAACACTGAAATCGACGCTATCGAAGATCGTTATAGCCAAAACATCCTTGTTTATCAGGTCACGCTGGAAGACGGAACTGGTTCTGTCATGAACGAAGATGGCGAATCGATCCTTTGGGAATACAGAGTCGAGACTCAAGACAAATTGGCTAACAACGAAGTGTTCTTCCAGAAATCAATCGACTTCATTGATTTCAGCGAACGTAACCCATTCTCAGAAGTGGACAGATACTAATGTTTGGTTCACAGTTTTATCATCAAAGTATCCGCAAGTATGTTATCATGTTTGGTAACATGTTTAACGATATTGTTATTCGTAGATATGACAAACAAGGAAATAACATCTCGGCTATAGCAGTTCCTCTTGCTTATGGTCCTAAAGAAAAGTTTCTCGTTCGTATCACGCAAGATCCTAAGCTAGATCAACAAGTCGCTATTCAACTTCCTCGTTTGGGATTTGAGATGACGACGCTCAACTATGACGGCAATCGTCGTCTTACGGGCGTAACAAGAAACATTCGTGTTGTTAGCGACAGAGATAAATTAGATTACAATTACGTTCCTGTGCCATACGATCTGCAGTTTAATCTGTATGCGTATGTAAGAAACGCAGATGATGGCGCGCAGATTCTTGAGCAAATCGCGCCATACTTTGGACCAGAGTGGACTAATCAAGTTCGCATCTTACCGCAAACAAATGTTGTGATTGATGTTCCTACGATTTTGAACACAGTATCAATCGAAGATACATACGAAGGCGATTTCGAAACGCGTCGCGCAATGATCTATACGTTTGACTTCACTGTTAAAGCATACTTCTACGGACCAGTCCGTCGTCAGGGAATCATCAAACGTTCGCAGATCGACTTTGGTATCGTCAGCTCGAACTCTGTTAATAAAATTACAATGGAAGATATTGCAAACACTCCTCGCAATTCTCGCGTTGTAATTGTTCCTGGATTGTTAGCTAACGGTAGCCCAACTACCAACAGCGCAGCGTCAATTCCATACAATCAGATTGATGCGAACGACGATTACGGATTCTGCTCTAATACATTCTTCTATACGGATGGAAAGAAATATAATCCAAAAACTGGCGTGGATGACCCATTAACATGAATGAAAAAACCAACTTCGAATTAAGTGTAGAACAAGCCCTCGGTCTGCCCGATTCGCCTCCGATGGTAACGGCTACTCCTCCAGTGGAGGTAAATCAAAATGCAGACATTGACGGGGATTTTGCGGTTGCTCGTAACAATCTGCATCAAATTATTCATAAAGGTAATGACGCTCTTGAAGAAGCCCTTCTTGTGGCTAAAACATCCGAGCATCCAAGAGCATTCGAAGTCGTTGGACAACTTATCAAGACGCTCGTTGACGCTAACAAAGATCTTCTTGACATCCAGAAAAAACTAAAAGATCTCAAGAAAACCGATGATCCAAAAGAATCTAATGCTCCAGTGCAAGCGCAAAATGCAATCTTTGTTGGTAATGCAGCTGAACTCCAACAGCTGATCAATGGTAGAAAGTGATGGCTGTAAAAACATATCTTGGTAATCCTAATCTCAAAGCAGCCGGTGTCATTCATCAATATACAAAAGAAGAAGTTGAAGAATACATTAAATGCGCTAGAGATGTAGAATATTTTGCTAGAAATTATATCAAAATCGTAAACGTCGATCGCGGCTTGATCCCATTCGAAATGTGGGATTTCCAAGCGAAGATGTTGCATACGTTCGCTGAGAATCGCTTTTCTATCTGCAAACTACCTCGTCAGGTTGGTAAGTCTACGACATCGGTTGCTTACATTCTTTGGCTTATTCTTTTTACAGATCAGCAGAACGTAGCAATCCTCGCGAACAAGGGAGCGCTCGCGCGCGATCTGCTTGCTAAGTTGCAACTAGCATACGAATATCTGCCTAAGTTTCTGCAACAAGGCGTTGTTACTTGGAACAAAGGTAACATTGAACTGGAGAACGGCTCAAAAGTCGTTGCAGCAGCGACATCTTCGAGCGCCATCCGCGGTGGATCGTATAATCTAATCTTCCTCGATGAGTTTGCGTTCGTGCAACGTAATCTTGCTGATCAGTTCTTCGCTTCTACGTATCCTACAATTTCATCTGGTAAGACTACTAAGATTATCATCGTTTCTACGCCAAACGGCATGAATCACTTCTATAAGATGTGGACGGATGCGCTTGACGGTAAGAGCGAGTATCAGCCAATTGAAATTCATTGGTCCGACGTTCCTGGGAGAGACGATGAATGGCGTAAACAAACTATCGCTAACACCAGCGAAGAACAATTCCGTCAAGAGTTTGAATGCGAATTCATCGGATCGTCGCATACGCTCATCCATCCGTTAAAGCTGCGTGAGCTGACTTGGGTCAAGCCTAATAAAGATTCGTTCGGATTGGATTTCTATGAAGCTCCAGATCCGAGAAAACTATACATATGCGTGTTTGACGTATCCGAAGGCGTTGGTGGCGACTATTCCGCGCTGTCTATATTTGACGTGACTCAGTTTCCGTATAAGCAAGTGGCTAAGTATCGAAGTCGAGAAATTACGCCGCTTCTGTTTCCAGATGTGATATATCGTTTCGCTCGAATGTATAATAACGCATATGTTCTGGGCGAAACAAATAATATCGGACAACAAGTCGTACAATCGTTGTTTATGGATCTTGAATACGAAAATGTTATTGCTACGTTCACGAAGAACAAGAATATTAAAGTCGGTGGTGGATTTAGTACAAGATCAGCGTTCGGTATCCGTACAACAAAATCTGTCAAAAAGATTGGTTGTTCGAATCTAAAGACGATTGTTGAAAGCAATAAACTGTTAATTACAGATTTTGATACGATCGAAGAGCTGACAACATTCGTTGAAACGAAAGATACGTATAAAGCTGAAGAAGGATCACATGACGATCTTGCTATGACGCTTGTACTATTTGGATGGCTTATAACTCAGCCCTATTTTAAAGATCTAACAAATAGCGATATTCGTAGAAATCTGGCTCAGGAAACTATGAGAGAAGTGCAGGATGATCTACTGCCGGCTGGATTTATAGATGATGGAGGGGTAGCGCAATCTATGGAAGATCCCGTTTCTGATGAATCGGGGTTTGCCGACGGGCGAATTTGGTAATAAAGCTCCGTTTTTATAAATAAAACGAGCAGAACTCAGGGCGCGAAGAAAATACTTCGTTTTATAAAAAGGAGATAAGTCCGATGGCTTTCCAAGTTTCTCCCGGCGTAAATGTAAGTGAGATCGATCTCACAACGATTATTCCGGCTGTATCTACGTCTACGGGTGCGATTGCAGGCCATTTTCGCTGGGGTCCTGTAAACAAGCGCGTCCTTGTTGACTCAGAAGATACGCTGGTTAAGAATTTCTATCAGCCAAACACGAACACAGCCGCAGACTTCTTTACAGCTGCGAACTTCCTTGCGTATGGCAATTCGCTGTATGTCGTTCGTGTTGTTAAGGCTAATACTTCTACCACAGATTCTGGTGCTGCTCGCAACGCTATTACGAACTCTGCAAACAACAAGATCACCATCATTCAGAACGACGACGAGTATGTCGAAAAGTTCAGCGGTGGTATCTCAAGTGTAGGTCCGTTCGTTGCTAAATATCCTGGTTCTATCGGAAGCTCTCTCCGCGTTTCAACTTGCCCAACAGCTAACGCATTTGAGAAAACGCTGACTGGCACTCTTTCGTTTACCAATAACAGCGTAACTGTTACCGGTTCTGGAACGAACTTCACCGCACAATTAACTGTTGGCGACATTCTGCTCTGCGGACCAGACAAGCAACAGATTAAGGTTGCTTCTGTTACCAATACAACTTCTCTGTCGTTGCAGTCTAAGTACATTGGTAACACTTCATCTGGTTTAACAACAACTCGTCGTTGGGAATACTATAACTTCGTTCCTAATGCTCCTGGAACTTCAAGAAACGTTTCTATCAATGGCGGTAGCAACGATGAGATGCACCTCGTTGTTGTTGACAAAGATGGACGTTTCTCAGGTACAGCCAACACGATTCTCGAAGTATTCCCGAATCTTTCTAAGGCTTCTGGAACTACGGATGAAGTTGGTACCAACATTTATCTGAAAGACTACATCAATAACAACTCTCGTTATATCTGGTGGGCAGCCAATCTTGTTGGTTACACGAACGTTGGTCAGCCACACACAAGAGCCATCAACTTTGGCGCTGGTGATCAGGGTGTAGACGACTTCGCGTTCTATCACGGTAAGGACGGAAACGTTCCACGCGCAGCAGACTATATCAATGGATATAATCTGTATAAGGCTGCCGAATCAGTTGATGTTTCGATCGTTCTTGGTGCAGCTGCAGACGCTACTCGTGCAACACATCTGATCAACAATATTGCAGAGTATCGTAAAGATTGTATCGTAGTTCTTTCGCCACGTCAAACCGATGTTGTAAACAACTCAGGATATGCCGGCGCTGAAGTAGACGACATCGTAGCGTTCCGCGAGACGTTGCCTTCTTCTTCTTATGCTACAATGGACTCGGGCTGGAAGTATCAGTACGATAAGTACAACGATCTGTATCGTTTCATTCCTGCAAACGGTGATACAGCTGGTACGATGGTTCGCACCGATCTTGAGCGCGATCCATGGTATTCGCCAGCTGGATACAACCGCGGTCAGATTAAGAACGTAATCCGTATGGCTTACAATCCAAACAAGACGGATCGCGATCAGCTCTACAAGAAGGGTATTAATCCAATCGTAACATTCCCAGGTGAGGGAACTGTACTGTTTGGCGATAAGACTCTGCTTGCCAAGCCATCTGCTTTCGATCGCATCAATGTTCGTCGTCTGTTCATTGTTCTTGAGAAGGCAATCGCTACAGCAGCCAAGTACACTCTGTTCGAGTTCAACGATGCGTTTACTCGTGCTCAGTTCAAGGCTCTCGTAGAACCATTCCTGCGTGACGTTCAGGGTCGTCGTGGTATCACAGACTTCCGCGTTGTTTGCGACGATTCAAACAACACACCAGAAGTCATCGATCGCAACGAGTTCATCGGTGATATCTACATCAAGCCTGCTCGTTCAATCAACTTCATTCAGCTCAACTTCGTGGCTGTTCGCACCGGTGTTGACTTCTCTGAAGTTGTAGGAAAGTTCTAATCGGCGGAATAAATACTAGAAAGGATAGGGAGATAAACTAATGCCCTTTAATGTGTCTACATTCGCCGCTCAAGGACTTCCATACGGTGGAGCCCGCGCATCGCTCTTCGAAGTGTTCATGACACTTCCTGGAGCGATCGCAGAAGCAACGGCGCAAGCTCAATTTAGATTCGTATGTAAAGCATCAACGGTGCCATCAAGCACCGTTGGACAAGTTGAAGTTCCATACTTCGGTCGTAAGATTAAGATGGCTGGTAACAGAACGTTCGAAAACTGGACTGTTACCGTTATGAACGACGAAGACTTCCTCGTACGCAACGCATTCGAGAAGTGGAGCTCTTTCATTAACTCACACGAAAACAATCTTCGCAATCCTGGCGTAAATGCTGAACTCGGATTGGGATCATATCGCACAATTGCTACTGTTCGCCACTATGCTAAAACAAGCATTCTTGGTGGAGGCGGCACTGTAGGCGACGCTGCAATCCCAACCCGTCAATATTCGTTTGTTAATATTTTCCCAATCAACGTATCAACGATTGATCTTAACTGGGAAACAACCGACGCAATCGAAGAGTTTACGGTAGAATTCGCATACGATTACTGGACTGTTGATGCCGACATCAACAATAAGGTGATCATCACTTAATTGATCGCCTCTTTGTTATACTTTAATTTGAAGGAATATAAATGGCGATCGAATTATTTGGCTTCCGTATTGGAAGAACGTCGGACGAGGATGAAAAGCGCGCAGTCGCAGTTCCCTCGTTCGCACCTCCTCCAAATCTTGATGGCGCGATGGAAGTCGCGCCTGGAGGCGCTTACGGCACATATGTTGACTTAGAAGGCACCGCTAAGAATGAAGCGGAGCTTGTCACACGTTATCGTGAAATGTCAATGTATCCTGAGTGCGAATCTGCTATTGATGATGTTGTTAATGAAGCCATCATCACAGACGATCACTCAGATCCTATCTCCATTAATCTCGACGAAGTAAAACAACCTGAGAGCGTAAAGAAACGCATTCAGGAAGAGTTCGACGAGATACTGAAGTTGCTCGACTTCTCAAATCTTTCCTACGAGATCTTCCGTCGCTGGTATGTAGACGGTCGTTTGTTCTATCATATCATGATTGATACGAAAGTTCCTCGTAAAGGTATTCAGGAACTTCGTTATATTGATCCGCGTCGTATTCGTAAAGTGCGTCAGCCAATCAAGCGAACTCCTGTTGTAGGGCAAAACTCAAAGCTAATTGCTCCTCCATACGAAGAATACTATCTGTTCAATCCAGCCGGTCTTTCGTCAGGCACGCTTACACAAGGCGTAAAGATTTCGAAAGACGCAGTCTGCTATACACATAGTGGATTGATGGATGCTCGTAACAGAATGATTTTGTCGCATCTTCACAAAGCAATCAAGCCGCTCAATCAGCTGCGAATGCTTGAAGACGCAGTGGTTATCTATCGTCTCGCGCGCGCACCCGAGCGTCGCATTTTCTATATTGACGTAGGTAACTTACCTAAAGCCAAAGCAGAACAGTATGTGCGTGACATGATGGTTCGCCACAAGAATCGTCTTGTCTATGACGCCAACAACGGCGAGATTAAAGACGCACGTAAGTTTATGACGATGTTGGAAGATTACTGGCTCCCACGTCGTGAGGGCGGTCGTGGTACAGAAATTACTACGCTGCCTGGCGGTGAGAATCTGGGACAGATGGACGACGTAGATTACTTCCGTAAGAAGCTCTACAAGTCTCTATCAGTTCCGATCTCCCGTCTTGAACCAGAAGGCACATTCTCGATGGGTCGTCAGGGTGAGATCACTCGCGACGAAATCAAATTTGCCAAATTCACGTCAAGACTGCGTGATCGTTTCACGCATCTATTTGATAATCTTCTTGAGATTCAGCTTCTGCTCAAGGGTGTAATGACCCGCGACGAGTGGAAAGAAATCAAGAACGATTTGAAGTACGATTTCCAGCGCGATAACTATTACGCGGAAATCAAAGAACAAGAAATGATTAATCAGCGTCTGGGTACTCTAGGCGTTGTAGACGCATATGCAGGCAAGTATTATTCTGTAGAGTGGATTCGTAAGAACGTTCTTCGACAGACAGATGAGGACATTAAAGAGATTGATGCGCAGATTGCTGCGGAAGGACCAGCGGACGGCGATACGCCAACAACTGATCCTGCACAGAAATCAATAGCTAATGCTCCAGGTAGCTCTGGCGGTAATGCTGGCGGAGACGCCAACACTAGCAACAAACCACAGAAGCTAGAGATCAGCGTGAAAAATGATAATTCTGGCGTGAAGAGCGTCAAGAAAGAAGAGTTCGTTCCTAAGCCTCTAACTGAAGAAGACAAGAAACTCATTGAGAGCATGACTCGCGCAATCGAGCGTGTATCGAAAGAAGATCTTGACGAGATAGAAGAAGATGCTAGGGATGAACTGTAAAGATGGAAGAACTAGAACACGCCAAACTTCTATCTATTGCGGCTAAGTTCGCCAAGTCTGAAGCTGAAGAAGTTCGGAACGATGTTCTACGCGAATTCCATGAATATTTTTCTAGTCCTAGCTACGAACTAGAAAAAGCAAAACTCCTTTCCATTGCATCCAAGTTCGCTAAGTCTGAGGCTTCTGTAGTTCGAGAAGAATTACAGAAGACCCTTAAAGATTTAGAAACACGCATAATATCCGAAACATTTATTCCCAATCCTGAAGATCTTGAAGGTATAAGCAAGATACGAACTGTTCGTGGCTTGCAAGGAGATCAAGGTCCACAAGGTGAACAAGGACCAAGAGGACTAACTGGCGCACGAGGCGAAAAGGGTGATCAGGGTCCGCAAGGAAATCCAGGAAGACCAGGCGTTCGTGGTGCTAAAGGACCCAAAGGTGATAAGGGTGACACAGGTCCTGCTGGTCCTGCTGGTAGAGACGGACGCGATGGTATTGATGGAAAGGACGGAGAACCTGGACCGAGAGGTTTAACAGGTGCAGCAGGATTACAAGGCCCTAAAGGCGATAAGGGTGATAAGGGCGACAAGGGTGATCCTGGCTCTGATGCAGATGTTGAACCAATCAAAAAAGAACTGGAACAGTTCAAAGATATTGTCGAGAAAAGAATTTCTCGTCTCGCATTCACTATTGCTACGGGTGGAGGAGGAAGTTCTGCTGGATCTGGTGAAGTAAAACTCAACAGATTAGACGACGTTGATTATACGAGCGTTCAAGCAGCAGCGAATGGACAAGCACTGGTGTGGAATACCACTATAAATAAGTGGCAGGCTGGTAATGTTATTGCAACAGAATTTAGCTCAGAGGTTATTGATTACGGAACAATAACTGGCGCAGTAGATATAGAAACGAGTAGGGATTACGGGACGCTGTAATGGCTATCCAGGTTAAGTTCAGAAGGGGTACAGCCGGACAGCACAATTCGTTCACTGGAGCGAATGGTGAGATTACGGTTGACGTCACGAACAAAACCCTACGAGTACATGATGGAGCAACAGTAGGCGGAACACGTCTTGCTAAGTTCAGCGATCTAGCTACATCAACAGCAAATCTTCAGTTCGTTACGACGAACATTCTTCCATCAGCAAATATCACATATGATCTAGGTTCTCCTACGAAAAGATGGAGAGATCTATATCTTGCTGGTACCACGATTAATCTTGGCGGATTTAAGATCCAGTCAAACACTGGCGGCATTGTATTTAAGAATCTGTCCAACGACGTCATCGCCAATTTCGATTCTCAGAACCCTTCGACGTTTTCTAATGTTTCTATTGCAAATTCGTCGATCATTAATTCAAGCATCACTAACGTAATTCTAAACGGCGTTCTTGGTCCTCAGTATGGCGGAACTGGATTCACGTCGCTAACACAAGGCGGATTACTATATGCAGCCAACACTTCAGCGTTTGCGTTTGCAGTTGGAGCTGAAGGCGAAGTTCTAACTATAGCAAACGGCGTTCCTACATTTAGCGGTGACATTTCTGTTGGAATGGATGGCGGTAATTATTGATGAGCAAACAGACCCAAAGTATAGAAAATGAAACAATCAATTTGTTTATCGAGCAACAGCAACAAAAAATCAAAGAGTTAACTCAAGCTCTTATGATATCTGAAACCAAATTTAAAATGATGTTGAAAGAAAAAGATACTAAAATTGAAAAACTAAATGAAGAAGTACAGGAACTAAAAAGTATAAATAGCCAGTACAAAAAAGAGATTGATGACAAGATTGTTGTAGCTAAAAGAATGGGATTAAGTGAGATCGCTTCCTCTAATGCCGACAAGCCTAGAGTCGAAGAGATTCCTGAAGTCGAAAAGGTGAAGGTGAACGGTTTCACAACGAACAAACAAAAGATCTACAAGGGGTAATAGAATATGGCTTCAATTATTAGAGTCAAAAGAAGTACGACACCAGGATCGATACCTGGCTCGCTACAAGCGGGCGAGCTTGCGATCAACCTTACGGACAGAAAACTCTTTTCGTCTAATGGTTCAGCCGTATTTGAAATCGGCGAAAGCGCTCTTGCTAATACGAACGCATACATCGCAACGAGAGCTTCATGGACGGCTCTTACAGGAACGAATACTGCGCTTCGTACTCTTATCAGCGATCGTCTGCAAGTTGCTAACGCAGCATCCACATACGAAACAAAAGCTACAGCTAACGCTCGTTTAGCTAACACAAACGCATATATCGCGACTCGTGCGTCATGGACTGCGCTGACTGGAACAAACACAGCGCTCCGCACATTGATCAGCGATCGTTTGCAAGTAGCCAATGCAGCTGCAACGTATGAGACGAAAGCGACAGCCAATGCTCGTCTGGCTAACACGAATTCCTACATTGCTACGCGCGCATCGTGGACAGCTCTTACTGGCACCAACACAGCGCTTCGTACGCTCATTGCAGATCGTCTTCAGGTTGCTAACGCTGCTGCGCTTTATGCGACTAAGGGATATGCTGCTTCTAACACATACGTAAACAATACGTTCCTTAAGAAGACTGGCACACAAGCTTCTTCTCAATCTGTTAATACGAACGTATCATTTTCTGCCAACGTTTTCATTCAAGGTAAACTTACTGTAACGGGTGGTGTCAGTTCATATTTCGCTAACAACGTAAGCACAAGCGATAATATGATCTATCTCAACGCTAACAGCGTTGTGTCGAACCCAGATCTCGGTTTCGCAGGTAACTACAACGATGGCGTATATCGTCACGCTGGTTTCTTCCGCGATGCTTCTGATAATGGCACGTTCAAGGTATTCCATAAGTACACGCTTGAACCAGATGCGAACGTTTATATTAACACTGGTCATGCTTCGTTTGAGCTTGCACCATTTGCTGCTCTTAATGTAACTGTAGCGAACAATCTGGTAGTTGCAGGAAATACTTCTGTTAAAGGACTTCTTGCAAACGGTTCGCTTGGTACTTCTGGTTACGTTCTTAAGACGAATGGAACGAATGTATTCTGGTCGCCAGGTAACTTCAACAAGTATCTTGAAGTATCTAACGCAAATGCTAAATTTGCAACTAAGGCTTATGCGGCTGCAAACAGCTATGTAAATACGCTTCTTGCAAATACAAATTCGTACATTGCTACTCGTGCATCGTGGACAGCCCTTACTGGTACGAACACCGCGCTGCGTACACTCATCAGCGATAGACTTCAAGTTGCTAACGCAGCTGCTACATATCAGACAAAGGCTGTTGAACGTGCAGCTTTGGCTAACACCAACGCATATATTGCGACTAAGGTCAACACGACCACGTTCAATTCTGCGCTGGCTAATACTAACTCATACATTGCAACAAGGGCTTCGTGGACTGCGCTTACAGGCACGAACACAGCTCTCCGCACTCTGATTAGTGATAGACTGCAAGTTGCAAACGCAGCTTCGCTTTATGCTACTAAGATTAATCCAACGACTTCTGGATTGCTTGCTCATACTGGGCGCGCAACGATTTCTACAAATCTTGCTGTTTCCGGCAACACGAGCATTAGCGGTAATCTGCTTGTTGACGGCGATCTAACGGTTGAAGGATCGGTAACTTATATTTCGTCATCTACCCTGAACGTTGATGACTCGATGATTAAGTTGGCTGCTAATAACGCAGCTGATACAGTTGATACTGGATTGTATTCTAAGTATGTTTCTAGCGGCACTAAGTATTCTGGTCTATTCCGCGATGCAACAGACGGAGTATTTAAGTTCTATTATGGATTGCAGAGTGAACCTACTACTACAGTAGATACTGGAGGCGCAGGATATACAATCGCTACAATTGAAGCTGTCATAGACGGCGGTACATACTAATATAAATTAATATACCAGTGAGGGGACAAGTGTTTCCCCTCACTTCCTTTATAGGAGTTGGGTGTGGCCTCTACAATTAAAATCAAGCGCAGTAGTGTTGCGGGCAAAGTACCGTTAACAACTGATCTCACTACTGGCGAAATAGCAATCAACACAAAAGATAAGAAGCTCTATTCTTCGAACGGCACAGCTGTATTCGAGATAGGCTCTCAGCTGAACAATCTCACAGTCTCTGGAAATACGACTGTAGCTGGTGTTAAGGCTAACAATTCATTAGGAACTTCTGGACAAGTTCTTAAGACGAATGGCACAACAAGCTATTGGGGTACAGATACAGCTGCTGTAGGCACAACCAATCAGATTCTGTATAGAAATTCTTCTAATACGTTAACTGGAAGCTCTGGTTTACAATATGATGGTGTCAGCATCAAAGTTAATGGAAATCTTGAGTCTGTATATTCAAATGGAAATGAAGGCGGCGAGATCTTTCTAAATAAACCAGCTACAGGGACTACTATTACAAATGGCGTCACTATTGACGTATATCAAGACAGACTAAGAATTTTTGAAAACGGCGGTACAAATCGTGGCGCATATATTGATATTAGCGCAGCTGCAACAGGGGTAGGATCAAATCTTCTTGCTGGTGGGGGCACTTCTTCCAACGGATTTTCTGGAATTCTCGTCGGTTCAAACGTAGTTGTAGCTGATTCGACAAGCGACAGACTTACATTTGTAGCGGGCAGTGGGATGACCATTGCAGCCAATCCTACAACAGATACAATCACATTTAGCTCATCTGGTGGCGCTGCTTCTAACGGATTCTCTGGAATTCTTGTTGGATCAAATGTTATCTCGGCCGATTCTTCTACAGACAGACTTACATTTGTTGCTGGATCAAAGATTTCACTTGCAGCCAATCCTACGACAGATACGATTACAATTGCTGCGCAAACAAACGAATATCTACAAGTAGCCAACGCAGTAGCAACATATCAAACAAAAGCAGTTGAACGTGCTGCTCTTGCTAACACCAATGCAAGAATTACATTAGTAAATCAAAATCTTACTGGTACCAATACTGCGTTAAGAACTTTAATTTCTGATCGTCTACAAGTTGCTAATGCAGTCGCAACATATGAGACCAAAACTACAGCCAATGCTCGTTTAGCTAATACGAACGCATACATTGCTACGAAAGTCAATACGACTACGTTCAACAGCGCATTAGCCAATACTAACTCATTCATCAAGTCTCAGTTGGCTAACACGAACGCATACATTGCTACGCGCGCGAGCTGGACTGCGCTCACGAGCACCAATACAGCTCTAAGAACATTAATCAATGATCGTTTGCAAGTTGCTAATGCCGACGCAAAGTTTGCAACTAAAGCATACGCAGCAGCTAATTCTTATGTAAACAATACGTTCCTTAAAAGAACCGGTTCTCAAGCATCAGCACAATCTGTTAATACAAACGTCGCGTTTTCAGCCAATGTATCTATCCAAGGTAAACTGACTGTAACAGGTGGTATTACTTCATATTTCGCTAACAATGTAAGTACAAGCGATAATATGATTTATCTTAATGCCAATAGCATTGTATCAAATCCAGACTTAGGATTCGCTGGTAATTATAATGATGGAACATATGCTCACGCAGGTTTCTTCCGCGATGCGTCCGACGCAGGAACATTTAAAGTATTTCACAAATATACATTAGAACCTGATGCTAATGTTTATATTAACACAGCACATGCTTCATTTGAACTTGCGCCATTTGCAGCTCAAAACATTAGAGCAGCAAGAAATCTTGTTGTTGTAGCTAATTCTACATTAGGAAATACTTCCGTATCTGGATTCCTGAAACTAAATGGAACAGATATTCGTACTACATTTGCTCAGAATACGTATGTTAAATCGATTTTAGCTAACACCAACGCACGTATCAATCTTCTTAATACGAACTTAACTGGAACGAATACAGCTCTTAGAATACTTATCAATCAAAAATTATCACAAAACGATGTAGTTACAACATATCAAACAATTGCAGTTGAACGTGCTGCGTTGGCTAATACGAACGCACGCATCAATCTTATTAACACGAATTTAACTGGCACAAATACTGCGCTACGCGCGCTCATCAGTGATCGCTTGCAAGTAGCCAATGCTTCTACGTTATATGCGACGAAATCAAATCCAACGACTTCTGGATTCTTAAATCATACTGGTCGCGCAACAATCAGCACGAATCTAATTGTTTCTGGAAACACATCAATCGTTGGTCTTAGAGCGAACAATTCATTTGGTTCTGCTGGACAAGTACTAAAAACCAATGGAACATCAGTCTATTGGAGCGCAGACGTTTCTGGTTCTAGCGGTGGATTTGCAAACGGACAATCTATTTCCGTTCTTAATTTAACTGTTACAGGAAACACGACTCTAGGTGGTGCTGGTAAGACTATAACTTCTACTGGCGCGATTACACATACAGGTCGTGCTCGTATATCAACTAATCTTTATGTTGCAGGAAACACAGTTCTTGGTGATCCAACAAATATTTCAGAACGCACTACAATCAACGGTACTCTTTTTGCCAATGGAAACATCAATCTAAACGGCAATACATTCATTGGTGCAGCGGGTAAGATAGCCAACGCAACCGGTTGGTTTGGTGTCAACGGTCGTGCAACTGTAGGAACAAATCTTTTCGTTGGTGGTAACACTAATATAAGAGGACTGATCGCTAACGGTTCTCTTGGTACTGCGAACTTTGTTCTTAAAACAAACGGAACAACGACGTTCTGGGGTGCGGCTGCTTCAGGCGGCGGTGTAACTCTCGCTGACGAAACAGCCAGTGCGACTACGCATTATCCAACAATGTCAACGACATCTACTGGTTCTTGGACCGCTGGTAGAGTTTCAACAACTAAATTGTATTTTACGCCATCTACTGGTCAGCTCAACGCAACAATCTTTAACTCCCTTTCCGACAAACGAGTCAAGAAAAACATCAAGACTTTTGATGATGCGCTAGAAACAGTTAATAATATGCGTGGCGTTAAGTTTAATTGGAAAGAAACTGATACGCCGTCAATTGGTCTTATCGCTCAGGAAGTTGAGAAATTGCTTCCACAATTGGTTCATACAAGCGACAATGGTGAAAAGTCAATTAACTATGGCGGTGTTGTTGGTGTTCTAATTGAAGCAATCAAAGAATTAACTTCTAGAGTAGAAAAACTAGAAGGTAAGTAATGTCTGGTTTTGAAATTTTAGAAGAAGATTTTGATCGCGTCTTTATGACGGAACAGGAGATTATTGATCGATATGTGGGCAATAGACTTTGGTCGTGGGGTAATAATAGTGAAGGTAATTTAGGTGATGGAACATCAACATCGCGATCATCTCCAGGAACAACTGCTGGAGCAGGTGTAAATTGGCTTCAAGTTTCTGCTAATGGAAATTTAGGAATTAGATTTGCTGCAGGTGTAAAAACTGACGGCACATTATGGACATGGGGTGCTAATGTCGCAGGTAAGTTAGGTGATAGCACAACAACATCAAAATCTTCTCCAGTAACAACTTCTGGTGGCGGAACTAACTGGAGACAAGTTTCTTGTGGAACAACAAACACAGCAGCAGTTAAAACAGATGGAACTTTATGGACGTGGGGTGCTACGACAAGTGGTAGTTTAGGCGATAATTCGTCAACAGCTTCTCGTTCTTCTCCAGGCACAACTGCTGGTGGCGGTACCAACTGGAGACAAGTTTCGGCTGGTGGAAATCTTATGGGCGCTATCAAAACAGATGGCACTCTATGGGTTTGGGGAGCTGGTGCGAACGGTGGTTTGGGTGACGGTACAACAACAAATAAATCTTCACCAGTAACAACTGCTGGCGGTGGTACTACTTGGAAACAAGTTGCAGCGACAGTTGGGCGTATGGTAGCCGTTAAAACAGACGGCACATTGTGGACGTGGGGAAGAAATACAAGAGGACAGTTGGGAGATGGCACAACAACTTCAAGATCATCGCCGGGCACAACTGCTGGCGGTGGTACAACTTGGAAACAAGTAAGTACGAACGATGGTACCAATGACGGTCATACAGCTGCTATTAAAATAGATGGAACTCTCTGGACTTGGGGAGAAAATGTTTCTGGCGAACAAGGAACAGGCAACACTACTTCAAGATCATCGCCAGGCACAACTGCTGGTGGTGGTACTAACTGGAAACAAGTTTCTTGTGGATATCGTACAACGGCGGCTGTTAAAATTGATGGAACACTATGGACTTGGGGTGCTGGTACAAACGGTGTAATGGGAGATAATACTATAACGCCAAGATCTTCTCCTGGCACTACAGTTTCTAATTCAAACGTGTGGAAATCTACGACAGCAGGTAATGTTTATACATTTGGTATAGCAGATTAAAGAGGAATAGAAATGACTGCATATGTTTTAGTTCACAATGGTTTTGTAATTAATGGACCAAGGGAATGGAACTATCGTTCGTTTGAATCTTCTCTTGAAGAAGAATGCGAAATCGCATATAAACTCCCGATGAGCAAGAACGATGAAGAAATAATTGAAATTGATGCGAATACGAAAATCTATGCTGCTGAATTAGTATATCCGAGCTATAATTCAAAGATCGAATATCCGCACGGTCCTTTCTGGGATTTTTCATCAGGCAAAGCTATTGGCACATTCCAAGTGTTGCCAACACCAATCGATCTCATCAAAAATACTTTGAAAGCAAGAGTTGCAGAAATTCGTTGGCGCAAAGAAATAGCTGGTATGATAACAAATGTGCAAGGAACGGATGTATTCGTCGATACATCTAGAGAAATGCGTGATGTGTTCGTACAAAAATACATTTTGATAAATGATAACGAAACTGTTCAATGGAAATTCAAATCTGGTTGGTTTACTCTTACTAAGACGGAAATCAATTATATAGCTGTTGCAATAGCCAATCATATCCAAACTCAGTTTGATTGGGAAATTGCAAAGAATGCGGAAATTGATGCTTGCACAACAGCACAAGAATTAGACGCCATTAATCTTGAGGAATAATTAATGCCTGTCTTTAATTTTACAGACAACGATGGCATTGATATTGGTAACAAATATGTTACCAAAGATTATCTTATGGATGTTTATCCTAACTTAGTTGCTGGTTATGCAAGCCCCCAGCTTTGGACTTGGGGGTTGAACGACACTACTACATTAGGAAACGGCGGTCAAGGAATACTTGGAACAGGAGATGCAACGAATAGATCATCTCCAGGCACCACTGCTGGTGGAACTGCGACTTGGGTGCAAGTGTCTGTAACTGCAACAAGCGCTGCAGCAATAAAATCAGACGGTACTCTTTGGACTTGGGGGCAAAATTCTCAAGGAAGATTAGGAAACGGTAACACTACTGACAGATCATCACCTGGAACCACTGCGGGCGGCGGCACAAATTGGAAACAAGTGGCTATTGGCGCTTCGACTGCAGCAGTAAAAACAGATGGTACATTATGGACATGGGGTTATGACGGATACGGATTATTGGGAACAAGTACTAATAATACCAGTCGTTCTTCTCCAGGCACAACAGCTGGTGGTGGAACTAATTGGAAACAAGTTTCAGCTGGTGGTACTGTATTTGCAGCAATAAAAACAGATGGAACTTTGTGGGCATGGGGCGCTAACGGTAATGGAAAAGTTGGTGATGGAACAACTACAACGAGATCATCTCCTGTAACTACTGCTGGTGGTGGCACTAACTGGAAATTTGTCAATATGAATTCTGGTTCTGGTTCTGTTGCAGCTATCAAAAACGATGGAACATTATGGACTTGGGGCGGTAACGGAGGCGGTCAGTTGGGAACTGGTAATACAACTGATCGTTCTTCTCCAGGCACAACAGCTGGTGGTGGTACTAACTGGACTCATGTAAATATAAATGACAGCGTTTGCACAGCAATAAAATCAGATGGCACTCTCTGGACTTGGGGTTCTAATTTTCAAGGTTGTTTAGCTACAGGAAATATAACTGATCGTTCTTCTCCTGGAACAACAGTTGGTGGTGGAACCGACTGGAAATATGTTACCACCTACGGCGAAGGAAATTCTACCCGCGCAGCGATAAAAACAGATGGCACGTTATGGGTTTGGGGTGTAGATGGTTTTGGATCGTTAGGTACTGGTGCTCTCAATGATACGAAATCTTCACCAGTAACAGTCGCTGGTGGTGGAACAGGTTGGAAACAAGTCACAATGGGAACAAGATCTTCTGCAGCGATTGCAGAACAAGGTGGTTGGTAATGGCATTTATTAAAACATTGACGATTGATGATTTCTATACGCCAGAAGGTGCGCATAACTTATCGTTGGTCGCTCGTGGTCTTCCTTTTGTGCAGAAAGATCTCGGTAAAGAAATCGAGAACTTCAATCACGTTCCTGATGATATGTCTGAAATTATTTCTAACACCATCGCTCGCAAAGTAGAAGTTGATTTAGATCGTTCTGGCGTATTTCGTTTTCCTGAAGTATTCGTTCATTTCGAAGACTTTGAGTCAACCAAAGATTGGATACTTGTGGTCGCTTTAGATCATACATATTTCAATATATACGAGCACAAAGACGGCGCAAGAAATGCTTTAGAAGGATATGATTTTCCATATCTTGATTTGTTTCAGTGGAATTTAAAAGTAAATTATGAGTTGGAGCCTGGACAGGCAGTATTTTTTAGACCATGGCTATTTCATTCTTTCACAGGTAATCTAGTTCAAATTTTTAGATTGAAAGATGTAGAATAATGGCTGTCGGTTATAAGACAACATACAACGGACGAGTTATAGAAGTTGACGATCTCTTGGTCAAACGAGATGATTTCAGCACCGGAACTCTTTGGGTTTGGGGCGAAGGAAGTTCTGGAAAATTAGGAACAGGTGCGTTAACCGACAGATCGTCTCCCGTAACAACCTCTGGTGGTAGTGTATATTGGAAAACTGCTCCTACAAATATTACGTATTTTGGTGTTGGTGCTATTAAGTCTGATGGAACTTTGTGGACATGGGGTGGAAATACTTATGGTTCGCTTGGGAGCGGTTCTACACTTTCAAGATCATCGCCCGGAACAACAGCCGGCGGCGGAAATAACTGGAAACAGGTTTCTTTTGGTTTTCATCACACTGCGGGAATTAAAGCAGATGGTACTCTTTGGACTTGGGGAATTAATAATCTTGGGTCTGGAGGGCCACTGGGAACCGGAAACTTAACAGATAGATCATCGCCCGGAACAACAGCTGGTGGCGGTACTAATTGGAAACAAGTTTCCTGTGGGTATTCTGTAACTGCGGCAGTGAAAACGGATGGCACTCTTTGGACTTGGGGAAGCGGAGCCGCTGGCGGACTGGGAACAGGAAGTTTAAGCGGTCGATCTTCACCAGGAACAACAGCGGGCGGCGGAACTAACTGGAAACAGGTAGCGGCTACAACGGCATTTACAACAGCGCCTCGTGATAACACAGTAGGTGCAGTCAAAACTGACGGGACGCTTTGGATGTGGGGAGCGGGATTAAACGGCGTTCTGGGGAATAGCAGCACATTAGATCGCTCGTCTCCGGTGACTGTTTCAGGTGGAGGCACCGACTGGAAGCAAATTGCAATTATGAATTATTCTGCGGCGGCTGTTAAAATTGATGGAACACTATGGACTTGGGGTTTAAATACGTATGGACAATTGGGTGATGGAACCACCACTAATCGTTCATCTCCTGGAACGACTGCTGGTGGTGGAACAAACTGGAAACAAGTTTCCTGTGGATATTCATATGCGGATGTGACAACTGAAACCATTCATATGGCGGCTGTAAAAACAGATAGCACTCTTTGGACTTGGGGAAGAGGGACTTTTGGTAGACTTGGCACCGGTGCTACTGCTGACAGATCATCGCCCGGAACAACCACTGGTGGAATATCAAACTGGAAAGAAGTCACGGCGGGCGCTGCAATAACTATTGGTATTACTGATCTGACTATATAATATACGCACTTACATTATGGAGTTGTTATGAAACGATACCATTTTATTTCTGGGCTTCCACGTTCTGGATCTACACTCCTCACTTCTATTCTCAATCAAAATCCTAAGTTTCATTCTGATATCTCAAATCCACTGGCGCGATTTGTCAGGAGAATTGTAACAGAATCATTTGCTGGTCCTGGATATCACTTACAGTGTCCAGAGCCAAAACGAATTGAGCTGATCAAAAATCTAATCGAAACCTATCACTCGCATATTGACAAAGAGGTGTGTTTCAATACCAATCGTGGTTGGACTGGTTTGTTGCCATTGTTACAACAGACTCATCCAGACGCAAAAGTAATTTGTTGTGTTCGTGATATTCGTTGGGTTCTTGATTCTTTTGAGGTGTTGTTCCGCAACAATCCATTTACAATGTCGCAATTGTATGGAGAAGAAGAATCAGAAACTGTTTATACCAGAGCTTATGCGCAAATGGCTCCAGGAAGAACTTTACGTTTCGCATACGACTCGCTGAAAGAAGCCATCACTGGTCCGCATAAAAAAATGATTATGCTTCTCGAATATGATCAACTAGCCAAACATCCAGAACAAACTATGCGGGCTCTGTACAATTTCATTGGCGAGCCATATTTCGATCACGATTTCAGTAATGTCGAAGGCGAATGGGACGAATATGATCTTGACGCTAGAATAAATGGTTTACACAAGATCAGAAAAGAAGTAAAATATATAGAACGTGAGCCCATACTCCCTCCTGATTTGTGGGCTGAATTTTCTAATCTTGAAGTTTGGCGATGAAGCTCAAAACACATCATGTAAAAGCGATCACCATCGAGCGCGATATCGAGGTGTCAGATGTGCCATGTCAAACGATTGATTGTACGCTCTGCTGCGAAATGTTATCGCCGTACTTGACAGAAGCAGAAATGAAATCTGGTAAGTATATCTTTACATTTATGAACAACGACGCAGATCCGTTCACTCCAGTCATCGCAGTTCCTAGAGTAGAAACCGGCTGCATCTATTTTGGTGCTGATCGCAAATGCAAAATATATGAGGATCGTCCACTAGCCTGTCGTCAGTTCGATTGTCGCAAAGGACATCATCCGAGAATATCCAATCAATTTGAAAAGTGAGGTTGTTATGAAAATTAATCTTGGCGCTGGCGATACAAAATACGATGGCTTTCTAAACTGCGACTACGACGCAAGGACTAAACCAGATTTCCAATTTGATATGGAAAGAGACAAATGGCCTATTGAAGATAATGTCGTTGAACAGGTAATCGCGCATCACGTCTTCGAACATATGGGCGAAGGATACTTTCACTGTTTGCAGGAATTGTATCGCGTTTGCAAACATGGCGCTATCATTGATATTCGTGTTCCTCATCCTCGTCATGACTATTATCTAAACGATCCAACACATCGTCGACCAATTACGCCTGATGGATTGTCGCTGTTCAGCCGCAAGTATAATGATGCTTGCATTGAGCAAAATGCAGCAGCATCAAGACTTGGTTATTACTTTGGCGTAGATTTTGAAGTTGTCGATGTGAACGAAATTCCTGATCCAATGTACATGAAAGCATTTGATGGTATACAAGCAGATCAAGCGCGACGCTATATTCACGAACACAACAATATCGTAATGGAATATCATATTCGTATGGTCGCAGTAAAAAATGCTTGAGAACAAACAAGAAACCGATCCGCTTTTCTTAGTTATCAGTTCTTTAACTAAAGATGAAAAACGCAAGACTGCAGTAATGTTGCTCGACGAAATGTTTACGTTGGCTAAAACATTACAACAATTTGAATCTGTGGGGCGCGCAGCGCTCGAAGTAAAGTATGCTGAGTTGTATCTCAAATGCGCAGAGATATGCTATTCTATGTGCAGAACAACGGAACAACTTTACGTTGCCCGTGAAAATCTATACAAAGCATACAATCTTAACAATTATCCAGAAAAGGCTTTATTTTACATTGATTTAAATCTGCAAGTAAAGCCAAACGATCCCGACACATTAGCAAACAAAGCATTTAATCTGTCGCTTCTCGGTAAAAGAACAGAAGCAGAAGCGATCATCGAAGATCTAATCGCTCGTCAAGTAAAGATGGATAAGCAAGAATCGTTAGAATATGCGCTCTGCGGCAAATATCTACGTCTTGGTGAAACGTCAAAGGGAATCGATCTTTTCATCAACACATTCAAAAAGAAAAATCCCCTATTCGAAGATGTGCTAAAGCTGAAGTTCTGGGACGGTGGTGCATATCCAGGGAAAACGATTATCATCAATGGAGAAGGTGGTATTGGTGATGAGATCATCAACATTCGCTATCTAGATAATCTAAAAGCTCTAGGAATGAACCCCATCTTGTATTCTTCGTGGCATATGTATCGTCCCGATATGGTGAACTTGTTCAAACGCCACGGATACGAAGTAACGACTAATCATCTGTTCTTTCCGAAAGATGCGCTCTGGACTCATATGATGAGTTTGCCGGGATATCTTGGCTTGAAAGAAAATCAATTATGGAATGGTCCTTATCTCAAGCCATTGCGTCAGGAAAAGAACAAACTCGACGACAAGAAGTTCAAGATCGGTATAAAAGTCAACGGCAATCCACACTTCGAGCAGGACGTGTATCGTCGCATTCCGTTCGACGAGATGATGGCGATTATGCCAAAAGATGCGTCGATTTATTATATCGACACAGAAAAAGAATACGATGGTACGATATCGCTGAAGAACAGGATCGAGTCGTGGGAGGACACGCTCGACTTTATTGATCAGATGGATTTGATCGTTTCTTCCTGCACTAGTCTTGTACATGCTGCTGGTGCTATGGGCAAACGATCAATTGTTTGCGTACCCATCGCCGAGTATTACATATGGAGTTCAACTCGTACAAACGAAACAACTCCATGGTACGGCGATAATTTAACTGTGTTGAAGCAAACTAAACTGCGGAGCTGGAAAGAACCACTCGCGCGCGCACGTGAGATAATACTGGAAGAAATGAATGCACATTGAACCTGCATTTCCTACATTGATTGGAACGCATCAGGTTGACTCTGCAGCCGTAGAGAAAACATTACTGGCTGTTCGTCAGTGGGAAACGACTGATAGCTACAAGAAATACATGCAGTATTCTAAAGCAGAAAATCTCAACACGACTTATCATACGTTTCACGATATTCTTACTGAGATCAAGTTAGTTGATTTGCGTAATGAGATTGGCAACGCTGTTCGTGAGTTTGCTGCTGCTCATGGTGTTCAGCTAGATAGAATGAGAATAGATTCTTGGATCAATTACTTTCAGCCTGGAAACTACGAAGCTGAACACAATCACTTTGGTAATTTCATCTCGGGTGTATATTACGTTCAAGCGATGCCAGATACAGGTAACTTTGAGTTCTATGAGCCAGCGAAGCAAAAGTGTATGTGGAACTCGTTATATACCAAAGTAGCAAATCTTGGTGAGATCCAACCAAAGACCGGTAAAATGATTTTGTTCCCGTCTTTCCTTGATCATTCAGTCAAAAGAAATATGTCTGCGTCAACGCGCATTTCTATTGCGTTCAACATTCAATTGGAGAAACAATGAAGATTCTTATTATGGGATTGCCAGGATCTGGTAAGACAACTCTAGCCCAAGAAATGTACGACGAGTTTACTGCTCAAGGATTGCCAGTGAATTGGCACAACGCCGATTCTGTGCGTAAGATGTTTGATGACTGGGATTTTTCAGAAGCAGGTCGAACACGTCAAGCAGAAAGGATGGGAAGATATGGTAATAAAGATAAGAAAGACGGTATATATTCTGTCTGCGAATTTATTTGTCCCACTGAAAATCTAAGAAAAATATTTTCTGAAGGCGGATCGCCCGATTATGTTATCTGGATGGACACAATCAAGAAAGGTAGATACGAAGACACCAATAAGTTGTTTGAGCCACCAACAGAATACGACTATCGCATCACGAACTTTGATTCTAAGGGATGGGCTAAACGTATTGTGAAAGATATCATCAACAACGAGCATCCTGTACAATTTGATCCACGCAAACCTACAGTGCAAATGCTTGGACGTTGGCAACCATGGCACGATGGTCATCAAGCATTATTTGAACGTGCGTTAGCTAAAACAGGTCAAGTCTGCATCATGATTCGTGATTGTCAGAACTGGAATGACAGCAACCCATTTGATATTGCTGATGTAGAAGAACGCATTCATAAAGCACTGGGACCAAAGTATTATGGTCAGTACACGGTGCAAGTTGTGCCCAATATTGTCAATATAACATATGGGCGCGATGTTGGTTATAAGATCGAACAAGAAACGTTAGATGAAGCAACGCAAGCAATATCAGCTACAAAGATTCGAGAAAGTCTCGGACTGAAATGAACTTGTGATCGTAGTGTTTACGAGCGCAAGTATACCACTGATATTTGTTCTTTAGTTGTTCTGGAAATGGAATCTCCTCTATGAATGCGTCGTACTTGCGAGCTACGAGACTAGCGACATATTGGAATGAGACTGGATTGTTCGTTCCGATATCGTAGATGCCAGATTCCTTTTCCATAGTCATGCAGTCTATAGCGTCGTTCACATGAACGAAATCACGGAAGTAATCTTTAGATCCTTCAAATATTTTGATCGTGCCAGTTTCTTTCGCTTGTTTAGTAAACTGATGTAGCGGACTAGCCTGTGATCCTTTGTTTTCTTCGCCATCGCCATACACGTTGAAGAATCTGCATCCCACGACATTGCTAAATCTGTCGATGTTGTCGAGCATCCAGTAATCTACTGTTGCTTTTGATAGCGCATAATAATTGAGCGGATTGATTTGATACGTTAACGAGTTACCATAAACGGAAGCGGAAGAAGCATAAGTCACAGGAATTTTGTGTTCAATAGCAAATTCAAATAGTGAAATGCTGTATTTGATATTGAGATTATGAATACGTTCTAGATTGTTTTCAGTCGTGCTTGATAATGCGCCAAGATGATATATCTTTGTAATATTTTTCCAAGGAAAGTCTGAATCGAAGATTTCCATATGATTATGAAAATCGAGCGCGATAACATCCCAGTCGCGTTGCTTTATAAAATTGCGCCCAATAAAACCTTTAGATCCCGTTATCAATATCACGGAAGTACTCCTTGTCACTCATGGCTTTGTCGTCAATCCAAATATCGTATTTTGGTTTACGGAAGTTCAGTGAAGTATATTTGACTTTCCAACTATCAAGTTGTTTCTTTGTAAACTCAGACCAGTCTTTGCCACTGTTGCCGCCGCGCGCAGTCCAGTAATGAATTTCATGCCCTTCATCAAACAATTTATTAAAATGCGATATTCTTTTGACAAACGGTTCAGCATATTCGTAATTGCTAGTTACTGTTGTAGAACAGATAGTACCATCTATATCAACATAGTAGATCACGACTGGCTATCTCCTTTTTCTACACGATAGCTGTCTTGCGGATCGTCGTGCGTTGATACTTCAAATACGATTGAGTCGTCTTCTAATGCTTCTAGCTGATGTGGCTCAAATACTTCGTTCGTCCATATATCTCCTTGTTTCAATACAGAAGAACATTTGTTTGCGTTGACTGTGTTGATATAATAAACGATAAACGATCCTTGTTGCACATACCACGTTTCAGTTTTCTTACCATGAAAATGCATACTTCCTTTTGAACCAGCTTTGTCGAAACACAACAATTTACCACAATACTTTTCATTGTTGACAAAAATGATTTCGCGCCCCCAACCTTTTTCTACGATCTGTTTCACTTCATCTTCTCCGTGATTTTTGTGGTAGAATATCCATGAACGAGTGGAATAATGACAACTTCCGCGAGATCATTTCCTATGACGGTATCTTTATTGTAGTCGCCACCCTTCGTGATTATATCTGGTTGTATCTGTTTGATAAGTTCGTATGGCGTATCTTCGTCAAATATAATAACTTGATCTACGAAGCTCAAAGATTCTAGAATAGCTTTGCGATCTTCTTGATTAGTCAGCGGACGAGCCAATCCTTTTAATCTGCGGACGCTTGCGTCAGAATTTAGACCAACGATTAACTTGTTACCTAGCTCGCGCGATTTTCTAAGATAGTCTATGTGTCCGCGATGGATTATGTCAAAGCATCCGTTCGTAAACACAACTTTACTATTCACAGAGTCGATATCCTCTTTTGTCAAAACATATGTTCCAAACTTGGTGACCGAGATAGAAGCTAGTTTAGTTGCTTTCTGTACAGCGGATTTCAACGTTTCTTTTTTTGCTAGGAAATATGTCATAACAGCTACAAAGACATCACCAGCCCCAGTAACATCTGACACCTGATGATCTTCAGTCTCAACATATTCTAAAGAGTCGCGAGTTGCTATAACGACGCTCTTGTTCGCGCGGGTGATCACGAGCGCTTCTTTGGCGTATATTTTAGCAGCTTCGGTATATTCCAAATCACCAACATATTCGTGATACTCTTTTTCATTGAGCTTGATGATGTCAGCGCCTACATAATTGATTAGTTTCTTCTTTGGGTCTACGACGATCTTCTTGTTTTGTTTTCTTAGATTTTCGATTATCGTTTGAGGGTCGCGAACAACGCCTTTGTTGTAGTCACTGATAATAACATACTCAGCCGCAGGATCTATGTTTGTACCATCAATCAACTCTTGAGTTGTTTTTTCCATGTCAACGCGGAACACTATGTGATTATCACAAACGTATCTCACCTTTATGCAACAATCAATTGAACGATGAAAATCTACTATAGCGCCCAACGCTCGCAGATTAGCCGCGACATTTCCAGCACCGCCGGCACGCCAGTCGGATTGTTCGCGTCGCTGTAAATTGAATATGGGTGTGGGAGATTCGGGTGAGATGCGTTCTACTTTACCATACTGATAGAGATCATCGATCTGATCGCCAATCAATCCAATTATCATGATATCAAAGCTCCTTCAGCTTTGTTATATAGTCTATAAATATTGAGTGTTTATAGGTGATTTTATAAATAGAATCACAAATTGAGGTATCATAATGGAACATATTTACACTGCTATTCAAGCCGCATCAAACGAGAACGCCGCGGAGTTTCGTGACGCCATTGGTGCTGCTATAGCGACAAAGATTCAAGACGCCCTCGAGCTGAGAAAGATCGAGATCGCTTCTTCCATGTTTAATTCTCAGGCAGAAGAGCCCGCAGAACAGGAGAATATTTCAGATGAAGACGTTCAGACAACTGCGTGAGGCTCTAGATAAAGCAAATCCTGAAGCGGCCGCTCTTAGACCGCGCGCTCAGGGAGAAGTTGATTTTCTTGACGCACACACTCGCGAAGTAAAAGATTATCCTGTATCAAGCAAGGGTGGCGAAACTAAGCAAGCCGAGCATCAACCAGATAACGGCGATCGCTCTCCTATCAAGCAGGGAACTTCCGATCTTAAAGATCAATCTGGATTCAAGGGCAGCAAAACGCCACTGACACGCGCCGACAAGACACAAGGCGATATGAAACCAGTACGTCAGTCTCCTTCTTCAGTTCAAGCGTTCAAAGAATCACTCTTCGTTAATCAACCAGTAATCAACGAGTCTGACGAAGACATCGTTTATATTGATCTACTGAACGGAGATGCAATCGAAATCAATCAAGATACTTGGGATGCTCTCCATCAGGTTTATGAAAATCTGAATACAGGCAATCGCGAAGTATTCCGTGCAGCCGTCAACGAAAGCGCAGATTCTTTTGAGAAGATTCTTGACTTCGTTGTAGAATCACTCGGAGATGAATAATGGCTGCAGAAGGAATTGTAAACAAGCACGTTAAGGGCGGATGGTTCATCGCCAAGTTCAACGCTAGTGGTTTCATTAAAAGAAATCATCCAACAGCTACAATCGGAGCTAATTCCGCAGGTGAAAACGTCACTCGTATGAACATTGTTTCAGCTGAGTGGTCTTGTGGTAACAACGTACACTGGGTAGTTCAGCGCGGCTCAAACACAATTCTGCTGTTAACAGACGGTCAGCACGTTATGGATTTTTCTGATTCACGTCTCATCGACAATGGCGACGCAGAAGCGACTTCAAATGTTGTTGTAACAAAAGTTGGCACTGGTCCCGCAACACTTGTTCTTAAGTTGCACAAAACCGTTTCTATTGCCGGAGGCTCGCAATACTAATGAAACTCATCTGCGAAGTTAACGAAAACATACAGATCATCACAGAATCTAATGAAGCAGGTGAGAAACAGTATTTTCTTGAAGGTATCCTGATGCAGGGTAATCTCAAGAACAAAAATGGTCGTATGTATCCTACCGAAACACTAGCCAACGAAGTTTCACGTTACAATCGTGAGTTCGTTGAGCAGAATCGCGCTTACGGCGAGCTTGGTCATCCACAAGGACCAACTATCAATCTCGAGCGCGTTTCACACATGATCAAGTCACTGCGTCAGGAAGGCGATAATTTCGTCGGCCGCGTTAAGATCATGGACACACCGTACGGAAACATCGTAAAGAATCTGATGAAAGAGGGAGCCAAACTCGGGTTCTCTTCTCGTGGTATGGGATCGCTCGTTAAGAGAGGCGATCTGATGGAAGTACAGAAAGACTTCTATCTTGCTACGGCTGCAGATATCGTTGCCGATCCATCGGCCCCAGCAGCACTCGCTAATGGAATCATGGAAGGTAAAGAGTGGGTTTGGGACAACGGCATCCTTGTTGAAAAGGACGTTGCTCGAATCAAGGCAGAGATTAACGAGGGATATAGCACTCGCGAGGAGCGTGAAGCAATTCTGCTCAATGCGTTTAATAAGTTCCTCAAGAAACTCTAAATGGCGTCATTTTTATAAATAAACTAGAAGAATCTTCTATAACCCTGAGGGAGAATAATAATATGTCAGTTCAGGACACAAATGTCGAAAAGCTCGACATGCAAGAAGCAAAGAAGGCGAGCTACGGCGTTGACGCTGAGGTCGCTGACCCTACTGGAGTTCAGGCCGCAGTTCCTGGTGGTGTTGCCCAGCAGGGTGAGAAGTCAGGCCCAATGACACAGGGCTCTGGAATCAAGCCATATACAAAGGTTGGCATGATCAATGCCATGGTTCAGGCTCTTACCGGCATGAAGAAGGCTGAAGTATCTCAGGCTTACGACTCATTCAAGGGTGACAAGACAAATCCAACGCAGGGTTCATCTGTTAATCCAAAGGGCCGTGTCGCCGAGGAAGCAGAGATGAAGCTCGCAAAGCTCACAGCCGAGGATATCGACGTAACCGAAGATATCAAGGCTATCTTTGCTGGTGCCGACGTTTCCGAAGAGTTCATCGCTAAGGCTACTCAAGTATTCGAAGCTGCTGTTCTTTCCAAGGTAAACGAGCAGATCGAAGCTCTCGACGAGCAAGTTCAGGCTACTATCAGCGAAGAAACCACAACGATCAACGAAGAGCTCGTTGAGCGCATCGACACATATCTCGATTATGTTGTTGAGCAGTGGATGGAAAACAACGCCGTTGCCATCGAGCGCGGTCTTAAGGCTGAGATCGTTGAGTCGTTCATGAACGGACTGAAGGGTCTGTTCGAAGAGCACTACATCGACATTCCAGACGACGCCGTTGACGTTGCAGAAGAGCTTGCTTCTCAGGTAGAAGTTCTCGAGTCTGCAATCAACGAAGAAATCGAGAAGAATGTTGAGCTTACTGCTCGCATCAAGGAATTCGAACGCTCACTCGCGTTCGCAGAAGTTTCAGAAGGCTTGACAGATACGCAAGTTGCAAAGCTGTCTTCACTTTCTGAGTCCATCGACTTCGAGGATGTTGAATCATTCAAGAAGAAGGTTGGAACTCTTCGTGAGAGCTACTTCCCTTCAAAGTCTTCGGCCGGGACTTTGTCTGAAAGCGTAACTCTCGATGAGGAACCAGTGGGCGACGAAGTCGCTGAAAAACAGGTTCCAGTTGAAATGGCTGCTTATATGAACGCGATCGCTCGCGGAATCAAGAAGTAATAGGTAAATTAGGAGAAATAAGAAAATGCAATCTCTGAACGAGACAATTCAGAAGAAGTGGCAGCCAGTCCTGGAACATCCTGATCTGGCTCCCATTAAGGACGTTCATCGTCGTAGCGTAGTTGCTCAGCTCCTTGAGAATCAGGAGAAGGCTGCTCGCGAAGATTCATTCGGTTCGGGCGGATATCGCGCTCCAGGTCTCCTGGGCGAAACTGCTCCAATCAACAGCATGGGTGCTTCGTCATCCACAGCAGGTGACGGCTCGATCGACACGTTCGATCCAGTTCTCATCTCGCTGGTTCGTCGTTCTATGCCAAACCTGATCGCATACGATATCTGCGGCGTTCAGCCAATGACAGGTCCAACAGGCCTGATCTTCGCAATGCGTTCACGTTACAGCACACAGGGTGGTTCGGAAGCTCTCTTCAACGAAGCTAACACAACCTTCTCTGCTTCTGCTGCTGGTAACACAGCTTCACGTAAGGTTGTTGCTAACTCTTCAACCGGACGTGTTCAGGACGGCAGCGATCCAACGGGTCGTGTAAAGGCTGGCGCTTCTGGCTATACCGTTTCGACCGGTATGTCACGTTCCGCTGCTGAAGCTCTCGGCGACGGAGCTGCTAACGGCTTCCAGGAAATGGCTTTCTCGATCGAGAAGGTTGCCGTTACAGCCGTATCGCGTGCTCTGAAGGCTGAGTACACGATGGAACTCGCTCAGGACCTCAAGGCTATCCACGGCCTCGACGCTGAGACCGAGCTTTCCAACATCCTCGCTGCTGAAATCCTTTCGGAAATCAACAGAGAAGTTGTTCGTACAATCAACTACACCGCTTCGGCTGGCGCTCAGGAAAACGTAACAACTGCTGGTACGTTTAACCTCGACGTTGACTCAAATGGTCGTTGGATGGTTGAAAAGTTCAAGGGACTTCTGTTCCAGATCGAGCGCGAAGCTAACCAGATTGCTAAGGCAACCCGCCGCGGCAAGGGTAACGTTCTGATCTGCGGATCGGACGTTGCATCAGCTCTTCAGATGGCAGGCGTTCTGGACTACACCCCAGCTCTTGCTAACAACCTCAACGTAGACGACACGGGCAACACCTTCGCTGGTGTTCTCAATGGACGTATCAAGGTCTATATCGACCCATACTTCACATCGTCTTCTGGCAAGCAGTACTTCACACTCGGCTATAAGGGCTCTTCAGCTTTCGACGCCGGTCTGTTCTACTGCCCATACGTTCCTCTCCAGATGGTTCGCGCCGTTGGTCAGGATACGTTCCAGCCAAAGATCGGCTTCAAGACACGTTACGGCATGGTTGCAAACCCATTCGCAACGTCGACTGCAGACGGCACGATCGGCTCGTTCGGCGACGCAAAGGCGAACCTCTACTATCGCTTCGTTGCTGTTACGAACCTTATGTAATAAGAAGACGGTTTCAAGCCGCAAACTGGGAGAGCTTCGGCTCTCCCTTTTTTATTGACTAAATAGTGATATGTCAGCAATAGACAACCAACCTACAAATATCAATTTCCTTGGTCAAAACGGATTTCGTTTTGCTATCAGAAGATTGCCTGGCGTTAACTACTTTTGTCAGTCAGTAACGCTCCCATCAGTTTCTATGGTTGCTATTGAATCTCCTACGCCACTTGCGTTTGTTCCGCGTCCTGGCGATAGGATTACATACGATCCGTTAACAATTAGATTTAAAGTTGACGAGGATCTTCGCAATTACTTTGAGATTCAGTCCTGGATCGAAGGCCTTGGACATCCTGAAAGCCTAAAACAAACTACAGATCTTTCTAAACAAATTAGAAGCGAAGTTCCTATGTATCGTGGAGTAGGAACAGCCATGACATTTGTTTCTGATGGCGTATTATCAATCTTGTCAAGCAACAAGAATCTCAATAAGAATGTTTTCTTTTACGATCTATTTCCTATCAGTCTTACAGAGCTGACTTTCGATACGACTAACACCACGTTAGAATATCTCGAAGCTACAGCCACATTTAGATATCGCCGTTACGTTCTAGAAACGTAATATGACCGCTTGAACACATTCAAATTATATGGCCAAACTGTTTGCTTGTCAAGATATTTTTATTCTTGACAACTGGCTTAATTCGTAGTAGAATTATAAAATGACCCTTGAAGAACTTTATGAAATGTGGGAAAAAGACGCCAAGTACGACGATCTTAACTTGGACGCCGACTCTCTTAACATATCCTCACTACACGCCAAATACAATCGCCTACTGAGCGAAACGCGCAGCCAATTGCGCGCGATCATGATTAAGAAGAAGTCACATTATAGTACGCTCCGCGATTACTATCTTGGCAATCTAAACAATCCACAAGATCTCGAACGTATTGGGCGCGAGCCATTTCTCAATAAGGTTCTGAAGAACGAAGTTCAGGGCTACATAGATTCAGACCGCGATCTCATCAAGATGGATGAACGGATAGCGTTGCTTGAAGAAAAGGTTGAAGTGATCGTAGAAATTATGAAGTGCATTCACAAGCGCGGATACGATATCAAGTCGGCTATTGAGTGGCGAAAGTTCACGAATGGATTCTGACCTAAAGCTCACAAAAGTAAATGAAGCATGGCTTCGCGTAGACGGCGATATGGGTATCGCGCGCGAGCTCGCGGAACATTTAACTTTTGAAGTGCCTGGAGCTAAGTTCTCACCAAAGTATAAGTCGCGCGTGTGGGATGGAAAGATTCGTTTGCTGAACTCGCGCAACATGCAAACGTATGCAGGACTAGCTAATGAGATCAAGCAATTCTGCGAAGAGCGCGACTACTCTATCGAAGTCGATTCTGAGCTAATTGAGACTGAGGAGTTTTCCCTTGCAGAAGCAAAAGAGTTCACACAATCGCTCAATCTACCATTTGAAGCACACGAGCATCAAACACGAGCAGTTGCTTTGGCGATTAGGAACCATCGCGGTATTCTCATTTCTCCTACTGCTAGTGGTAAGTCACTAATCATCTATTCACTGGTTCGTTATTATGCTTGTCGTTCTCTTATACTTGTTCCGACTATTTCTCTTGTTCATCAGCTGCGTTCCGATTTTGCTGATTATGGTTTTGATGTCGATACTAACGTTCATACTGTATTTGGTGGACAAGACAAATCATCTAATAAGTCTGTTACCATCTCAACATGGCAATCGGTTTATGAACTACCTAAATCGTATTTTGATTCGTTTGATCTAATCATAGGTGACGAAGCGCATCTGTTCAAAGCGCAGTCTCTTACAAAGATCATGACTAATATGACTAACACGAAATATCGTTTTGGTCTTACTGGTACACTGGATGGATCGCAGGTCAACGAGCTTGTATTAACAGGATTGTTTGGTCCTACACATAAGATCATTGACACGAAGGAACTTATTGATACGGGTAAACTCGCACAGCTCAAAGTGAAAGTTCTTACGCTCAATCATCCTATCGAAGAATGCAAGCGACTAGCTGGATGCAGCTATCAGGAAGAAGTCGAGCATATAATCTCGTTTCCGCCGCGCAACACATTTATCCGTAATCTTGCGCTATCGCTCAAAGGTAATACGCTGATACTCTACGCATACGTCGAGAAGCATGGACAAGTTCTCTACGATCTCATAAACAACAAAGCTGAGAATCGTAAAGTATTTTTCGTGCATGGTGGCGTTGACGGTGAAGAACGCGAAGAGATTCGCAGTATCGTAGAGAAAGAAACTGACGCTATAATCGTCGCATCTTACGGCACATTCTCGACGGGTATAAATATCAGGAACCTACACAACGTCATATTCGCAAGCCCAACGAAGAGTCGTATTAGAACGTTGCAGTCTATTGGTCGCGGACTTCGTATCTCAGACGTAAAGAATACTTGCACACTATTTGATATCGCTGATAATCTGTCACATAGCAATAAGAAAAACTATACTCTCAATCATCTTATTGAACGTGTCAAGATGTATAATAGCGAAGGATTTCCTTATGAACTGCACGCTATCAAGCTAAGGAGTGATGATGCAACAGGAAGGCGAAGTTTATTTTCTGAAACTGAATAATGGCGAAGATCTACTTTGCATGCTTGTTGGCGATGAGCCAGATTGTTTATATGTCACTCAGCCCTACAGAGTAGAAGCCATGCAGTCTCCTTCCAATATGGTTGTGACTACAGCCATCATGCGATGGATTCCATTCGAAAATATGATGACTGAGAAGATAAGACTTGACAAGTCGCACATTATGACGTATATGTTAGTAGATGACGAAGTTGCAGAAAAGTATCTAAACTCTATCAATAAAGAATCTAGAAGCGTTAGGCAGATGCGCGAAGAAGAAGCCCGTCGTTTAGTAAGTCGCGCGCTATCACAGGCTATCATCAATAATGCGAACAACAGTTCAGGAACCATACACTAATGACTGCTAAGAAGAAGACACACTACGTCAACAACAAAGATCTGTATGCTGCGATGGTAGAATACAAAGCTCTTGTCAATGAAGCTAAAGATACAGGTAAACAAAATCCTCGTATCCCGCACTACATTGGCGAGTGTATCATGAAGATCGCGACTCACTTAGCCTATCGTCCGAACTTTGCAAACTATACGTTCCGCGAAGAAATGATTTCTGACGGCATCGAGAACTGTTTGCTCTACATCAATAACTTCGATCCTGCTAAGTCTCAGAATCCGTTCGCGTATTTCACGCAGATCATTTACTTTGCGTTCATTCGTCGCATTCAGAAAGAGAAGAAGCATCTCTACACTAAGTATGCTGCTATCGAGTACGCCAATATCATGGGCGAAACTTCTGAATCGCAGGATGGCGATAGATCACATGACACAGATATCAAGTATGGCGAGTGGTCGAAGGAGCAGATGGAAAAGTTCATGGCTGACTTCGAAGCGAGCAAGAACATCAAGCGCAATAAAAAGATTGACAACTCTAAGGTAGCGTGATAGAATTACAATATGAAAATTGCTATTATCACTGATACCCACTGGGGTGTGCGCAACGATCAGATTGCGTTCCTTGACAACAACAAGAAGTTTCTAGATAATGTTTTCTTTCCGTATATCGATGATAATAGCATCTCTACTGTTATCCATCTCGGTGATCTTGTTGATCGCCGTAAATACATTAACATCTATACAGCGCGACGCTTGCGTGAGGATTTTATTTCACCTCTACACGCAAGAGGCATCAAGCCACATCTCACCCTCGGAAACCACGACACCTATTACAAGAATACGAATTCAGTCAACGCCATTAGAGAAGCGTATCTAGACGACTTCATTCTGTATGAAGAAGCTACAGAAGTTGAGTTCGATGGTGTCAAGATTTTGTTTATGCCGTGGATTTGCGAAGACAATCGTGAACACGCGATGAATCTAATAAGGAAGACCAATGCTCAAATCTGCATGGGACATCTTGAAATCGCTGGCTTCGAAATGTATCGAGGCAGTCCTGTCAGTCATGGTGATGACCGGTCTATTTTTGATAGGTTTGATTTGGTATGCTCTGGTCATTATCATCATCGTTCCTCTAGTGGGAATATCCATTATCTTGGTAGTCATGCTGAATTTACTTGGAGCGACTACGATGACCCTAAGGGATTCCATATCTTCGATACTGAAACTCGTGAGTTGGCGTTTATAGAAAATCCTTACAAGATGTTTCGCAAGGTGTGGTACAACGATAAGGATAAAACGACAGAAGAAATCCTAGAACGCGACTTCAGTAAATATTCTGGCGCATACGTAAAGCTCATCGTTTCCAATAAAGATAATCCATTCACGTTCGATCTGTTTACCACCAAGCTCTACGAAGCCGGTCCAATCGAAGTGACTATCGTCGAAGATCATCGTAATATGGACGCCATCGACGAGCAAGAATTGCTGAACGAGGCTGAAGATACTCTTACAATTCTGTCGAAATATATTAAGACGATTGAGTCTAATGTAGATAATGAAAAACTTGACAAGCTCATGCGTTCGTTATATAATGAAGCTCTTCAAATGGAAACTGAGTGATGACATTCGTTGCTGGCGAAACCTATATAAGTCGTGAAGGCAAAGAATACATTTATGTAGAACGTCGCCAAGGCGTACAGGTATTTCAATGCGTTGAAACTAAGACGAGCCTTCTCTTAAATCTTGTTGGTCGATATAGATGGGATGACCAAGATCATCCTTGTGATATTATTGGGAATAAATGATTCATTTCAAAAAGGTGCGCTGGAAGAACTTCCTTTCGACTGGCAACGCATTTACAGAAATCAAGCTAAACGAGAACGACTCTACGCTCATCGTTGGTGAGAACGGCGCTGGCAAATCTACAATGCTCGACGCACTGTGTTTTGGTTTGTATGGCAAGCCATTTCGTAAGATCAAGAAAGATCAACTTATCAACTCGGTCAACGGGCGCGATGTTGTTGTTGAGATCGAGTTCAACACGCATGATCATCAGTACATAATCAAGCGTGGTATCAAGCCAAATCTGTTCGAGATCTATGAAGACGGATCGCTGATCGATCAAGACGCAGCTATGCGCGACTATCAGGAAATGCTTGAGAAGAACATTCTTAAGTTGAGCATGAAGTCGTTCACCCAGATAGTTATCCTGGGATCTTCGTCGTTCGTTCCGTTCATGCAACTCACAACTAATGTGCGACGCGAAGTCATCGAGGATCTGTTAGATATCCGCGTCTTTTCCTCGATGGCTTTGTTGCTCAAAGATCGCGTTGCTACTAATCGTGAAACGTATAAGATCAACGAAAACGATATTTCCAACACAAGCGAAAATATCAAGCTACAAGAGAAGTTGCGCAACGATTTGGCGCAAGAAAAGAGCGAGAAGATCGATGAGTATCGTAGGCGTATTGAAACAGTTAACGCATCGCTCCTGCGCGACGAAGCGGAAGTTGCTACTCTCGAAGCTGAAATCAATGATCTTCTTGAGCAGATCGACGACAAAGAAACAGTAAGCACAAGAATTCAAAAGATATTGAATCTCGAGTCAAATCTTGAGAAGAAAAAGATTAACGCTCGTAAGACTATCAAGTTCTATCACGACAACGACGAATGTCCTACATGTACGCAGAATATTGATCAAACTATTAAATGCGAGAAGATCAATGAGAAAGAGCAAATTATCTCGGAAGTCGACGGTGCCCTTGCGTCCTTGCAAGACAATCTTCGTGAAGCGGAGAATCGGCTGGATGTTATCTCGGGGATACAACGTGAAATTAGTGCAAAGCAGAACGTTCTACGGGAGCTACAGTCGTCTATCAAAACCCATCAAAAAGAGATCTCTGTTTACAACAAAGAAATCAGAGATGCGGAGAACAAGACAGAGACTTTCAATGAGACAGTAATCAAACAACTGAACGAAGATTATAATGAACTTCTAGGAAAGAAAAATGTTATCCTCGAAGAGCGTGAAATGTTCGATCTTGCTACTGTTATCCTTCGCGATAGCGGCATCAAGTCTCGCATCATAAAACAGTATGTACCAGTCATCAATACTTTGGTGAATAAATACCTTGCCGCCATGGACTTCTTCGTGAAGTTCGAGTTGAACGAGTCGTTCGAAGAAAAGATCCTATCGCGTCATCGCGACGACTTTACTTACGATTCTTTCAGTGAAGGCGAAAAGATGCGTATCGATCTTGCGCTTCTTTTCACGTGGCGTTCAATCGCTCGTATGAAGAACAGCGCCAATACGAATCTTTTGATTCTAGACGAGGTATTCGACGCGTCGCTTGACGCAAATGGCTGCGATGAATTTTTGAAATTGATTCACAATCTGGAACAAACAAATATATTTGTCATCTCGCACAAAGGCGATGTTCTTCACGATAAGTTCAGCAATGTTATTCGCTTTACAAAGCAGAAGAATTTTAGTAGGATAGTGTAATGGAACTTCTAAAAGGTAACGATCCAAGGCTCTCGCAGATCTGCCCAGAGTTTGATTTTGAGTCTGGCTATACAACAGAAGACGGAACTCATTACAACGCTAAACAATTGTATGAGCTTTTGCGAGACACGATGATTGCCAACAGAGGCGTTGGTCTTTCTGCGTGTCAGTTGGGAATTATGACTCGCGTCTTTGTTATTGGCAATTTCAGCGATCCAGCAAGCATCATCGGCGTATTCAATCCAATTATCACAGATTATGATGAGGAAAAGGTTACATACGAAGAAGGATGTCTGAGTTATCCTGGGATGTTCATCAAAATCAAAAGATCGCGCGGTATTCGTGTGCGCTATCGTGGATGGGATGGAGAAGCTGGCACTACACGTTATGAAGGATATACTGCTCGCGTGTTTCAACACGAATACGATCATCTCAATGGAATTACATTCCAGCAAAGAGCCAATCGGTTTCATCTAGAGCAAGCAAAGAACTTCAAGAACAAAGCTGAACGAAGAATGAGGACTGCGTGAGCAACTATCAACCATATACTATTGAAGATGTGCGACGCTCGTCCGCGCGCGAACTGTTTACTGTCGTATCTACGTTCGCAGGTGGTGGTGGATCTTCAACTGGATATCGGCTTGCAGGCGGGAAAGTTGTCGCGATCAACGAGTTCGTTGAGGAAGCAGTGGCTACCTATTCGCGCAACTTTCCCGACACGAAGGTAATCCTTGGAGATATCAAGAATATAAAAGGAAAAGATCTGCTCGAGATCGGTAATCTAAATCCAGGAGAGCTTGATATTCTCGATGGATCTCCACCATGTTCTGCATTCTCATCTTCTGGTAAAGGGAAGAAGGGATGGAACAGAGAGAAAAAATATTCTGATGGCAAGACTGTAAAGAACATTGAAGACTTGTTCCTTGAATATATAAGGATTGCAGAGGATATCCAACCTAAAGTCATTATAGCAGAAAACGTCGAGGGAATCACAGCTCGCGCTGCTATTGAGAAACTAAGAGATTTCGTAACAGGCTTCGAACGCATCGCACCAGGCTATAAGATGGTGTATCAAGTGATGGATGCTTCGAAGTTTGGGGTGCCCCAGAGTCGTATGAGAACATTCTTCGTGGGAGTCAGGAACGATGTGTTCGCGGCTCTGGGGCTGGAGGAGTATCAACTCGCGAGTCGAGTATTTCCAATGCCTACGACAAGCGATGGTGTATCAATCGCCAGCGCAATAGAAGGGATCGATAATGATCCAGCAGAAGTTCAAATGCTCCTGGACTTCTGCGAAAATAGTTTCCAGAAGAAATTCGTGGAAACAATGCCTTTCAATCCCCACAAAGTATTGAAGCCAGGACCGGTCAACGGTAAGACGTCTTGCTTCAATATGAAACGACCAGCTCCTAATAAGCCATCTCCTACGCTCACACAGATGGGTCAGCAAAGAAGCGCCAGTGGTGTTATGCACTACGCGGCGAATAGAAAGTTGACAATCAAAGAAATGAAGCGTATCATGAGCTTACCTGATGATTATGAATTGACTGGTACGTTCGATCAGCAGGCTGAACGTATCGGTCGTATGGTTGCACCAAAGATGATGTGTGCTCTTTCTACTTGCATTTACGAAAACATTTTGAAGCCCTATAAGGAATTGTCATGACAGGTAAGTTCACGTTCGCTACACGCGAAGAAGGCTTTGATAATCACATCGACGGATCGATCCGTGGATACGGCGATCTTTGGCAGGACGTAGTTGATATCTCGCAGTATTTCGTCGAGAACAATACGTCTGTCGTTGATATTGGTTGTTCTACTGGCAAGATGCTTAAGAGCATGATCGCACAGAACACATTCGCTCCTGATGCAATCTACGAAGGTGTTGAGATCGAGCAAGACTTTTGGAAGGGATTCATCGCGGACGAGGCGAAACATGAAAATCTATCGTACTTTCGTGGAGATGTGTTAAACTATAAGTTTAAGAATTGTTCCTATGTCACTTCAATCTTTACGTTACAATTCATGTCGTTCAAAGATCGCAGAGAAGCCGTCAGTAAGGTTTATGACGGATTGCTTCCTGGAGGCGCGTTCGTCTTCGCAGAAAAGACTATGCCAGAGAACGTGCGCGTACACGAGATCCGCACATTTACCTATTACGATTTCAAGCGCAAGACATTTACGACAGAAGACATTATGGATAAGGAACGACAACTACGCCACATGACTAAGCCTAGCACCAGACAAGAGATCGTGGATATGTGTAAGGACGCAGGTTTCAAGGTAGTCGATTCGTTCTGGCAAAATCATGCCTTTACCGGCTTTATTGCGTTAAAAAATCCTTAACGATCGTAACCAAGATTTTACAAAAAAGTTTTCCCCATAATATCAGTGACTTAGCTATAACCCCCTGTTTTTACAGGGGGTTTTGTCATTTGACAACCAACCCGATACCCCATAC